ATGCAAATTATACTGATGAAATGGTGTTGAATGATTTTGAAGCGTTAAAAAATGGAGAAAAAACATTATCAGATTTAAAAGATCATTTTTTTAATAACTTTAAAGATCAATTTTATTTAGGAATCATAGATTTTGAACCTTGACAGCCGCCGCAGAGGATGCCCGCCGGATCACTACCGGCGGCGGTTTTATGGGTGAAATTTACCCAAAAATAAAAAAAAGGAGGTTACCATAGGATGGAAGAAAAGAACATTGAAAGACTATACAAGCTGTTAGAGTGTGCGGAGCGAGAGAAAGACACGGAGACAGCCGCAGTTTTGCGATGGGCAATTTTTGAACTGGAAAACAGATAAAAGACGGCTTGCAACCGTCTTTTTGTCGTGTTCCGTTGGATCTGCTGCCGTCTGGCGGTCTATTTGTGTTACTCTTCCACCGGATCCGGTCAGATCCTGCGCCCAGATATATTGACGGCTTGCGCTGTCTTGGTGTACAATCAAATATTACAAGGGGATTATACAAAATGCGAAAATTGGGAATCGGTCATGTATACGATATCATGGAGAGCGTAGCGGATGCCGGGGAGCGGCTGGAAACCGTTATACGGGTGGAGACTGCCGCCGGTGGTATGTCTCCGGAATCTGCGGAGCTGTTGCGGTCTGCGTATGATTCCATGCTTTCTGCAGTCGGAGACCTTGCGAAAGCTGCGACACGGTGACCGGGTGACAGGTTCAGGACTCGCACTGCAGAAGTGCGCAGATGTTCCACACCTTGAATCGGTCTGAAAAAATCTGCGAAAAAACTCTGAAAACGGATTTTTCAGCTTGAAAAGTGCTACCCAGGGGGGATTAAAAATTTTTTTATTATATTTTGACGAAAAATTTTTCTTTCAAAAACCTCTGAAAGCGAGATTTTCGGTTGAAAATGCAGACCCACGGGGGTATCAAAAGAAACACATTAAAATTTTTTCAATACTTCACATCTATTTATCGACAGAATACCACAAATGTGTTAAAATTTTATAAAATTCAAAATGAAAGGGATAATTACTCTATGAAACAAAGTCCTTTAGGAATCACTTCAATGGTGCTTGGTATTATAAGCATCCTCACAGCTTGTATAGCTTTTGGCATTGTGCCAGGTATTATAGGCTTGATACTCGCTATTATTGCTCTGTGTCAAAAAGACAGAAAGCACGGAACAGCTATCGCAGGTCTTGTGTGTTCTGTTATCGGAATTGTAATTTTTGCCATTGTGGTATTGTTTGTAAATGGTGTATCCGATAGCAACAAGGAATCTACTGGAAAACAGACATCGGTTTCTGCAACAACGGAAAGTTCTGCCGCAGTATCAGAAATCACACCGGAATCTAAAGTTGAAGAAGCGGAAGTACCGAGTGGTACTGTTATTTCTCCCGGTTACACATTCGATGCGGACGGCTTGCAAGTCACTATTAATGATTTTGACCTTGACTACACTGATTATGAGGATGAATACGGTTGGAACGCTCCTGCTGATGGAACAAAATACATTATGATTGATGTTTCTTATCAGAACAACAGCAAAGATGATAAGTATGTAAGCATCTACGATTTCCAGTGCTACGCAGACAATACAGATTGTGAGCAGAATTACAGTGTTGTTGATAGTTCTTCGTTGAATGCTAATCTTTCAAGCGGAAGAAATACCTCTTACAAGATTGCATTTGTAGTTCCGAAGGATGCGCAGAGTATTGAACTGGAATACGAAACAAGCATCTGGACTGGGCATAAAGAAATCATAAAATTACAATAGAATATTGATTTTAAGGGCATCCGCAAGGGTGCTCTTATTTTTTTATGTTGCGAACCTACGTTCTGAATGATATAATATGTGTCAGTTAGGAAGTCTTGCACTACGTCCGGAGAGTGAAAGCTGATTAGACAGCCTAGATTGCAACCAAGACCCGGAATAAAGACAGACCAAAAAAAGATTGGAAGCTCGCTACTCCAACAGTAACAGGGGTAGTGGGCTTATTTTTATGCTCTTCTGCCCTCTCATATAAGACTACGGGAGGTAATGAAAATGAATGAACTGGAAGTATTTAGCAACAATGAATTTGGTGAGGTAAGAACCGTTATGATTGATGGGAAACCTTATTTTGTAGCAACTGATATAGCAAAAGCACTTGGATATAAACGACCATCGGATGCAATTTCTGCTCATTGTAGGTATACGGCAAAATACAGTATACCTCATCCACAAAGTGAAACCAAAACGATAGAGGTAAATGTGATTCCAGAGGGAGATATGTATAGGCTTATTTCTCACAGTGAATTACCATCTTCTGAAAAGTTTGAAAGTTGGATATTCGATGAGGTTTTACCATCCATTCGCAAAACCGGAACATATTCTTTGGAGCAGTCTACACCGAATGTACCTATGACTTATCGTGATGCTGTGGCACAACTTTTGGAAAGCCTTGACCGGGAAGAGGAATTGAAAGCACAGCTTGATACTTCCAAGGACTGGTACTCTATTAAACGTGTTGCGGCACTGAATGGTGTGTCATGGAAACGTTTTGACTGGCGAAAGCTGAAAGCTACCGGAATTACAATGGGATATGAAGTAAAAAAGATATTCGATGCAAATTATGGCGAAGTGAACACTTATCACAAGTCCGTATGGGAAAAGGCATATCCGCAGTATGAATTGTAGAAAAATCAAGAGAGTGACACCACTCTCTTATTTTTTTGAAAAAGTGCTTGACTTTTTGTGCGTACTGTTATACTATAAATGTGCGTACAGAAAGTGAGGTGATTACAATGTCACCACGCACAGGCAGACCTAAAACCGACAATCCTATGAATGATAGACTTTATGTTCGTGTAACAAAAGAAGAAAAGGAAGAAATAATGAATTTCTCTTCTACTTCCGGTTATTCAATATTAGAGATTATCAGAGAGGGAATTAAGTTTTTGAAAGGTCAAAAAAAATAGAACGTTGTCCCAACATCCAATTAGCACAACGTTCTAATGCCACACTCTCAAAGAGATGGTAAATCTATAATACCATTTTTCCGAGAGAGAATCAACAGAGATTTCGGTAACTGTATGCCGTGTCCAAATAACCCGTATTCACGGTAGCGAACAAGTAGCGAATAATGTCACTGAAAACGGCACAGTGACAAGAAATTTGAAATCTCTGCAATCATAGGGCACAGCTTATCTCCCCACCCCATAACAGATAGGTTGTGTCCTATTTTCAAAGAAAAGGAGAAATGACACATGGAAGAATTTGCAAAAATGATTTATAGCCAGTGGCAGAATGAGGATAACACCATAAGTTGGGATGATTACGACGAAGTAATCGGAAAATTGTATGAAATTCTCAATGACAAGTTAGCTGATGACATAGAAAGAACAATAAACAAGAGAGTATGGACAGTTCAAGAGAATGCTTTTATCGCAGGATTTTCTTACGCTTGCAAGTGCCTGTCTAATGGCAAGGTAAATATTTGTGTGGATGGAGGTAAAAATAAATGAAAACCTTTACATTGATTTCCATTCCAAAGGAACGATACGAACACATGGTAGAATCATACAGTGCCGTGGTAGCTGAAAATGAAAGACTGAAAGATAAATTGAAACGAATTGAAAGGTTGGTGAAAGAATATGACGGAACTGGTAAACGTTGAGGGAACAGATTTAGGTATTAGAGAATACAATGGTCAGAGGGTGGTTACTTTTAGGGATATTGATGAAGTGCACCGCAGACCACATGGAACGGCTTATAGAAACTTTAGGGCAAACAAAAGATTTTTTAATGAGGGAAGAGATTACGTTACTGTGCATAAGAAAAACCAAAACGACGAAATTCGTCTATTAGGAATTGCAGTTCCACAAAGAGGAATAACCCTCATTACAGAACGTGGTTATCTAAAAGTTATAAAATCATTTAATGATGAATTGTCATGGAAAGTGCAGGATGCTCTTGTGGATGCTTATTTTGCGGTAAAGAATCAGCAACCAACCACAGCAATCGAGGAAAAGCCGACATTAGAGTTTGAAACAGACTGGTTCTGCATCAACCGTGGCAAAATCAACTACATCTGCCGTTGCTACGACATTACATCAAAGGAATATATGCACCACTTACTTGAAGTTTTGGGAAGAACGTATAATTTTGATGAAGCAAAGAGAATTTACAGCGCAACGACCGGAAACTGGAAATGCAGAAATTCCGAAGTAATCACCTACTTCCCACAGCTTTCAGACCTTGCATCTAAAATTCTTCAGAAAGACTTAGAGGACTGTGCAAAAGAAGAGACCCCATAACAGGGGTCTTTTCTATGCCATTATTTGAGCGACACCGTGTCGCTCAATTATTCTATTGTACGTTAAACGTACCGTAGAAAATTATTAGTGTGGCAAACAGTCACATTGCCATTCCAACAAGTCCACTTATCAGTTCATCAGCCAGTGCAAACACTTCTCTGCCGTAGGTAGCCAAAAAATCAGCAACAATCTCTTCTGTCTGAATATCCATAGTCAGATTGTAGGATAGGCAGAACGCATGGCACAATTCATGGCACAGCACACGGTCATAGAAATTACCGTGAATCATATTTGATATGTAAATATCTCTTGTGTTCCGGTCTGTCATGCCAAACGTATATGTACCGTCAGAACGCATCAGCATAGGGCTGTGACTGCATACACGGCTTAAATTCCAGTCTATTCCATTTATTGTGAACAACTTACCACCTCCAACATAAAAGGGGCTAAATAAGCCCCTTAAGTGTTTTAACCGATTTTTGTTACCAGTGCAGACAGCTTGTTTCGCAGTACCGTCTTTTCTTCCGGTGTTGCATCGTTGATGATCTCCGTCATGTCGTTTGCAAGTTCGGTCATGTAGGTGTTCAGGTCACGGACTTTAGCTTCTTTGTCCTGCTGTGTATTCGCCTTATGCAGTTCCTTATTTTCCATGTAGGTTCTGCGGCTCATTCCACTTCTTCCCTCTCTTGCATCACGCATACCGGATGAAGAAGTTTCAGTGTAGTACATACGCCCCATGTCTCTGTCCATGTCACGGTGATACATTTCCGGAGTCATGTGATAATAGGGTGGCTCTTCATAACCTCTGCGGTAGGTTCCACGACCTTTAGGTGCAAATCTGCCGTCAGCATAGCGGTAATGGTCATAAAAACGTTTACCACCGTCACCGTAACATTCAAACATTTCCATGACTTCGTCCGGATCATATTCCTGCATGGTTTTTGTCAGCTCACGGTAGTACATGGCTTCTGACAAATCTTTCATCATATCAACGACTTTTCCCATTTCGCAAGTATCTACTTTGTCAATTCCTTTGTCAAACTGCGCTTTAGCGCATTCAGAAAGTTTTTCAATCATTTCATGCATTCTCTTAACATCCATGATTTTTCACCTCCTACGCTTCACGAACGGCAATCAAATTGCTGTTCTGCACTTCAATAGCTTGCGTAGAAGTGTTCTGAACGGCTACCGTACTGCAGCATCCACGAGGAACATCAATGTAAGCCTGCGCAGATACATTGAAGAAATTCTCTACTGCTGCCGGAGTTACAATCATTCTTGTGGACTGTAAAGGTTCCCCGTCTACCGCCAGTGCAAGGGAAATTTCCCCAACAGTTCCACCAGTGGGAATCTGAATGTTTCCGGAATAACTTACAAGGAATCTTGCACGACACTGATTAGTGATACCTCTTAACTTTACAATTCCGGATCCCTCTCTGTGAGTGATACAACCACTTCCATTTACGGCAGTTTCGGTAAAAGCAACGTCTGCTCCTGCTGCCACAGTCTGTAATGCTACTGCTGTATATTCAGCCATAATAAATACCTCTCTTTCAAAATCAAAGGGGCAAACCATATAGTCTGCCCCATGTTGTCAGTAATTCTGCATAGCAGACATAATCGAGTTAACTCAATTAAGATACTCAATTATTCAATTTTAGCAATTACAGCCGGTATTGCAACCGCAGCCATAAGCGTAAGCGTTAGGATTAGACACAATATAAGCTGGAATAGCTGTAGGATTTACAGAGTTGACAATCTGCTGTGTCTGTGCTGTCATTGCAGTAGTCAGAAGCGCATTCTGTCTATCCTGTGAAGCAGAAAGTTCAAGTTTTTGCACCTTATCTCTCAAATCCGCATTTTCTTTTGCACATAAGTAATCAAGAATTGCTCTAGTGCCGGCATTCTGATTATCAATGATATCCCTTGTGTTGTTATTCATTGTGTTCTGCAATGCGCAAGTATTCGTTGCCATATTGTAGTTTACACCCTGGATAGCTTCACGGGTATCGCAGCAGCACTGTGCTAACTGCGCCTGTAAAGCGTTAGCATTCTGCATTCCTGCTACGGTGTCGGCATTGATAGCCTGTTGGATGCCATAGCCAGTCTGTAAAATGTTGGTATTTACGCCATTAAATCCGGTAAGCATACCGTTGTTTACAGCGTAGAATCCGTCACACAGACCGTTGTTGATTCCGTCCAGTTTACCGATGATAGACTGGGTGTCGAACCCTCTTTGCAATGCAGAATCGGTGTAGTAACTGGAATTAGAGCCATTACCGCCCCATCCATTACCGCCCCATCCGCCAAAAGCGAAGAAAAGGACGAAAATAATAATCCACCATGCACCATCGTCACCCCATGCACCGTTGTTTCCATATCCGCTGTTGGCAGGCATAACAGGCATGGTAAAGGGAGTATTGTTACTCTCAAACATAATTTTTACCTCCATATAAGATTTTTTATACTTAATCTTGCAAGAATTTAGTATCTACTTCATGGGAAATTGACGCTTGAATTTTTCAAATTCTGAATCAAAATCCATACCACGTTCCTTGGCAATATTTCTTCCTAACTGCTCTACTCCGGCAAAATCTCCTTTTTGAGCCATACCCATTATATTTTTAGCCATAGGGTTAGACATGATCTGGCTGTTCCCCATCATATTTTGGATAAACTGCCGGGGACTTCCCATTCCTCTAAGCATCTGCATAGGATTCATCATATTCATTCTGCATCATCCTTTCTTTGCGATTGTGGAGTTTTTCTTTGCGATTGCGAAGATTTCAACTGCTCAATCTTTTGCTCTAATTCATCGAAACGCTTCATAAATACCGCTGTGGCTTCGTCTGATAGGTCAAATTTCGCCTTTTCTGTGTCAGACGGTAAACTATTAGGGTCTGCATCTAAAACAGGCTTGTAGAGCCTTGTATAGATTTTCCCATCTGCTCCCCAGGATTTAGCATAGATCTCCGACAGGTCCTGTTTTGGGAAAAAAGCTGTGTTGCCATCCATAGGAACTTCATTCGGTGCTATGCACTCTTGTGCCGGTACAATACGACCGTACATCTGTACTGCGTTTTGCTGTGGCTGTTGCATAAACTGCTGTGGTTGGAATTGCTCCTGTTGTGGCATAAACTGTCCGTACATAGGTGTTCTATACTGCGGATTGAAATAGTTCGGATTCATAATCGGCTGCGGCATTTCTGTTCTCCCTTTCTTCCATTGATTCTATCTGTTTCGCAATTTCAGCTTCATCAAGTGTCTGATATGTCGGCTTGTTCATAAGTCCCAACGGACTGAAATTCATAAGCATTACCCGTTTCTCCTAAAACTTCCTCGATCACATGAACCATGATTGATTGATACTTAATCGGCACTTCCCTTGTACGTTCTTTGCTGAATATATGTTCCAGTGTTTCATCTGAAAATTTGAATTTTCCCATAAGGTCATCCCTCCTTATGCTTAAATTTTGGCATAAAAAAAGTCGCATATAGTGACACATATACGACACTTTTGCGACAAGCAAAAAAATATGCAGTTTTAAAAGTATGATAAATACGGCATTAGCACATCCTATTGCCACTCCGATAACAATAGGTTCTGCTAAAAATTCTTTAATTGAATTTCAACATCACCATTGACAATCACAATCCTTGATATTATGCTTTTTAATATATTGTTTTTCTCTTTCTTGTCGATATGCGCCCACACATCGGCAAGTTTTTTTATGTTCTCGTAAACAACTTCTTTCTTCTGACTGTTTCTTTCGTTTTTTTCTTCCTCAGTTATCTTTACTTTCATTTCAGAAATGCTTTTTTCAGTGTTCTTAATCATTTCTAAAACTGTGTCATTTCCATCGGAATAAAGAACATATAGCCTTTTTAATTTCACCTGTTCTTTTTCAAATTGTGACTGCATTATTTCAAGTTTGCTTTGCTTTTCAATAGGCTTGCACTCTGAAAGATTTAAGGATATTTTTAAAATTTCACTTTCTACCTGTTTTTCAATATCAGCAGCCCATTCCAAAGAATTGTTACAGTCGGGATTGAAATTAGGCAAATACTTCATTGCTTTATCACGAGAACAGCAATATATTTTATGCTTTCCGTGCGTCCACTTCTGATACCGCATCTTGCATCCACACACACCACAATAGCACAATCCTGTTAACAAGTTGGCATCCGTATGACAAGCAGTTTTGTTTTTCCTACGTGATTTTCTGATTTCCTGTGCAAGTTCAAACCTTTCTTTATCAAAAATAGGTTCATGAAGTCCTTGATATACATTCCCTTTATATGGGATCATACCTATATTGACAACTCCGGTAAGCACATTTCTTACAAGTACCTCACTGTGAAATCCTAATGATTCCTTGATATATAAATCAGAATAACCACCAATAAACATATCAAGTGCTCTGTTTGCTTGTTCCTTACGTTCTGGTATAGGAATGAGTATTCCTTTCTCCTTGCTATAATTATAGCAATACGGAGTATTAGCACCACCAATCCAGTAACCTTGTTTGATTCGCTCCAACATACCGCCACGCATACGAAGCATCATAGTATTTTTGTCAAGTTGTGCAAAAACAGCCATCATCTGTGTGTATGCCTGCTCCATAGGACTGTCATAACTTACACTGTCATGGACACATTTGAATAACACTTGGTTTGGTTGAAAAACTCTTTCAATTATGTATAATCCATCAATCATACTTCTTGAAAGTCTGTCTAATTTAAACGCAACAACACATTTAACACGTTTTTTTATGCAGTCGTTAATAAGTCTTTGCAATTCCGGTCTATCCATATTTGCACCGGTATATCCATCATCAACATACCAGTCAGATACAACCAGTTCATTTTTCCGGCAAAAAAGCTCTATGTCTCTTTTTTGACTATCAAGGCCGTTGCCCTCTTCTGCCTGCTTTTCCGTGGAAACACGCATATATGCGACACATTCCATTTTCTTTACACTCCTTTCAATATATAAAGAATGTGCCGTATTTATCATACATACGACACATTCTAAAGCCTTTTTACAATGGTGTCAACAGCATATGGATGCTATAATCTCAATAATTTCTTTTGGCAGAGAAACATCTTCAATATCAACATCTTTGCCGTCTTGTGTAACTCTAACCATTTTTTACCTCCAGTCTGTTTATTTTTTCATAAACATTTTTCGATATTCTGTTGACCGTTCTGTCACATACATTAATCTTTTGTGCTGTTTCTGTAATAGTTTTTCCGCAAGAAAGCATTTTAAACACTTTCTCTTCCTCTTCCGTGAAATTGGCGTTACGGAAGATTTCTTCAAGTTCAGGCTTAGTCAGTTTTGATAACTTCATAAGCCATTCTCCTCCACTAAATTATAGATTCTATTTCATCCAGGCAAGCATTCCAACCGTCCATCGTTCCTCTGACATAATCCTTTCCGAGGTCATCGGCATCGGTCATCTCTTTTTCACGTTCCGGCAGTTCCCGGAGCGGACATTTATCATGCCGTTTCTTTATAAATGTATTCTGTGACAGCATTGATGCTCCATTATTGAGGACATTCATAAGCTGACATTTTTTGATTCCTTGAAATTCATACAGAAATTTACATTTGCTACATGATTCCGGCATATCCATCACTAATACTGCTTTAGCCATATTCTTCTTCCTTTCTTCACTAAATTTCAGTTTACCTATCATATTTCTGATCATCCAAAAGATCTACATCTGTATAATTATCAAGACACTTTTCATAATGCCCCTCTTGCTTAGTAATTCCTGAATATGTTTCATACGGATTAGGAAGATTATGTTTTTTACAACATTCATAGCAGATTACAAAACTTCTAGTTTTTTCTCTATTTCCATACGGTTCATTATCTGTATGATACCTTGCAAAATTTTGAAAAGGTGTCATAGACAGTAGCGTTGCTGTTCTATCGCAATCCTTACCACAAAAATCACATATAGTGTGTATCATGCTCATTACCTCTCTTTCTCTACTAAATCCTAATTAATCCGCATAAGACAAATCATCTTTGATAAATTCTACAAACTGCTCTTCAAATTCTCCCATCGAAGATATGTCGAATTCATCATCTCCAAGTTCTAAAAAGGCTAATAATTCTGCCTTTAATGTTTCACTGTCCAAATTTGTTAAAAAATCCATACTCGTACCTCCATTAAATCCTAATATTTCAGTTCAAGCTAATGCCCACTCCTTAGCATATAAAATAACATCTCAGTTATGGATCTTTTTCGCTCTCCCTGTCTGCATGGTAATATTATTTCAAGCTTCCAACCTGTATCTGTATCCAGCGGTGTAGGATTCTCGTATTCATCCGCAGGATCTCTATATTCCGGTATTGCAATCATTATCCCGTAGTATAGTGAAGAGTTTGGACTGCATTCTCGAATATGCTTAGCCAGCTTTCCGTTTCTTAAATCCTCTTGGATGTTTTTATAGCAATCCATAGTAGTAACTATATAATTCTTTTCTCCCAGAAAATTCAATCCGTTCCCACTAAATACATCCTCTTTGCAGCTCTTGATTTCATAGCAAGTGAATGTCCCTTTTTCTATCGCACTGATTGCAGTTACTCCAGAAGGCTCAAATTGCATGAAATCAACTCTTTTAACATCACTTGTTCCGTAGTCTATGCTCACTTCGCTTGCGTAATACTTTCCTCTTTTGCAAAGCCGATCATTGACCAACAGATCTCCCAGGAACCTTGTTATTTCTCCTCGTTTCATTGTTCCTCCACTAAATCCTAACTTCTATATTGTTTCAGTTCTTCAAGCCATTCTGCGAGCTGATCATGCTGTTCTGCGCACTCAATGCATCCATTACTACGATTTTGACTAGCCACTTCCTTCGCATGCTGTATGGCTTCATCCAGTGACATTTTACTCATGCTATACCTCCGCTAAATCCTAAGTTACTGAACTACCGAATTTTCCTCGGTAGTTCGATTTGCACCCAACTAGTAAAGAAAATTTACCAGTTCGATTTTGAATTTCCAAGCAACAACTCAAATATCAATTTCACTTTTTAGTTCCTGATTTTACTCCCTTGCTCAATATTTAAGTTTTTGAACATTGCACACATCACATCAACCACGATGCTGTTACCAAACTGCTTGTAAAGCTGTGTGTTGCTGTTGACTGCTGCCATCTTGGAGATATTTTCATCAGATACTCCCATCAGACGTCCGCATTCTCTCGGTGTCAGCTTTCTGATACGGTACTGTTTTTCCATAACAAGGTTGTCTTTCTGCACCGTAGTAAGTGAGTTGCACATTCCTTGTGCATTCGGCTCTAACCGCTGCGCTGTCGGACTTCCGGCTGTTCTGTCTGACGGATTTTCTGTGTTTCTGCCACGCATGGCAACTATCTGACTTTCAAAAATTTTCGGCTCTTGATTGCCACCTTGCATTGTACTCAATGTCGGATTACACCCCACCACATCATAAATTCTGTTGGTACTCTCAAATTTTGCTTCAAGAGAGCCTAAAACATTTACATCTGCCATAACTACTCCTAAATCATGCTGTTCAGCTTTTACGCACCTTGCAATCGGATACACACCTCGCTGAAAATCTGCTGTTACTCCGGTGTATATACTGCCTATTACTTTCATCCCATCACTCCAATATCATTCTTGGCTCTTTATATTCCCTTGCGGTTATAGACGGTGCTGTGTCTCTGTATGTTCTTATTGCACCATCCTCTAATCCACTCATGCTTGTATCAATACAGATTTTCTGCAACCATATTTCCGATTTGCTGTTGGTTTGAGATTCCGCAGTCATATCTTGCAGTGATGCAGTTTGCAATGTCTCTCTGCTGTGGATTGCAGATTGTTCCGTCAATGCAAGTCTGCTCTGCTCTGCTCTGCTCTGCTCTGCTCTGCTCTGCTCTGCTCTGCTCTCAGGATTGTGCTGTGGCAGCGTTCCATTGTCAATAAGCTGTTTTATCAGCTTTTCAGCCTTTTCATTGTTGATGTAATACTTCTCGTCCACATCATATTCAAGGTAATCTTTCAACTTCTTTTTCAACGGTATCGGCTGTGGGAAATGGTAGTTATATTCTCCCAAAAATGAAAACATGAAGCATCTTTCACGGTTCTGTGCCACTCCGTAGTTCTTTGCGTTTAAGTCCTGCCAGTAACTTACATATCCAAGACTTGTCAGAAAATCAATCCAGTTTTGAAAATCTACCATGTTTGCATCGGCATGAACTTGTGGCACGTTTTCCATGAACAAAATCTGCGGTAACTCACCGCCACCATCTATTATCTCTTTCAGAATACGCTCCACTTCCCACAAAAGACCGGACCTTGTGCCACTACCTTTTTTCATGCCTGCTTGTTTCCCGGCAACCGATAAATCGGTGCATGGAAACGAGTAAGTAAGTAAGTAAGTGAAGGCTTCAGTATCGCAGATATTCAAATCATCCGCATGAACCTTTGTTATGTCCATTGTAGGAAAATCTGTGCCATGCACCGCATTGTAGCTTGCTACAGCATACTTATCAAACTCAACAACTCTGTAATGCTCAAATTTTGCGCCGATTCTTTCCAGTGCCATTGCCTGCGAACCATATCCGGCAAACAGTTCTATCAGCCTTATAGGCTTTGTAATTCGTATCGGTTCACGTATAATGTCAAAAATGCTCATCTGAATCATGGCATCACCCCCGGAATAAAATCAGATAATCGCATTTGTGCCATTTCTGCATCTAATCTCTTTTTTGACAAATCATAATAATGCTTGTCCAGTTCAAAGCCAACATATGGATGGTTGGTTCTGTAGCAGGCTATCAAGCTGCTGGCACTGCCTACATGAGTGTCCAAGATAATGTCTCCGGGCTTTGCATAGCGGTTCAGAAGCCATTCATATAGTGCCACTGGCTTTTGTGTAGGGTGGATACGGTTTTCTTTGTGTTTCATATTTTGCTGAAGCATTCCGTTCCACCTATATTTAATCTTCCTTACTGCAGTACTGAACGAAGTCCATGCAAGTTCACAATCAGCAAAATCATTATTTCCATTATCTTTATCCCAAACAATCCAACAACTACTATCAAACGGTATTTTGCTTATAAAATGATTTGCCCCCCAAATAATCTGATTTTTTGACACTCTAAACAGTTCATCGAAATATTTTTCGTTTGGTGGCTTTATATCCATTCCGCTAAAACTCTTGTAATCCTTTGCTTTTGCCAGGCTACCTCTTGTATGGTTTTTATCCCCATTTTCTCCAATACCATACGGTGGATCCACAATCGCAAGGTCAAAGTAACCATCCGGGAACTCTTTCATCCCATCCATGCAATCCATGTTGTAATATCCAAAATCCATTACGGCATCACCCCCGGAATATCCTCAAAACTAATCTGATTATCTCTTTTAAAGACAATCATCTCATTTTTGGCTCTCTGATAAAAGTTGCGGTCAATCTCAAATCCGAATGCACTTCTCCCGATCTCTGCGGCTGCTCTTAAGGTACTACCGCTGCCACAGCAAGGGTCAATCACTACATCACCGGGATCAGTAAAAATCTCAATCAGCTTTTTAAGGACTGCTACCGGCTTCTGTGCCGGATGGATTTTCGGAATATCTTTTCCGTCTTTCTCCCAGGAAAACCAGTTAAAAATCATTTTTCCAGTGCCACGGATCGTCTTTCCGTCCTCGTCAACCATTGCACCGTTTCGGAACTTCGGCAGCTTGTCACGGTAGAACACAAGAGCATATTCAGTAGCACCAACCACACGCATATTTGCCTTAAGCACCTGCGGACTGTAATTTTTAACAAATACCAACGGTATGTAATGGACGAATCCATGCTTATAGGCGGCATCAATCAGCGTAGGCATTTGTTCAAAAGAGCAGAACACGATCATGCAAGGGCTGTTGCTACTTCTTCCCCTGGTAACGCTATTCTTGTCTTCCTTTTTCAGCATCTTTGAGCAGAAATGGAAATACTCATACAGATTGAAGTTGAAATCAGAATTGAATGCCGCCTTACCTGCTAGCTTGCTTTCACCGTTCTTATTATCCCCGCCGTTGTACCACATAGGATTACTTCCGTAGAAATTCTTGCCGACATTATACGGGACATCGGCAATGATAAGCTGTGCCGGAGGTATGGCATATTTCTTATAGTTCTGCATTGAATCTCTGTAAATCTCACATTTTAATTTTTTCATTTTTTTCAAGGAGACCGCATATGCTTCACTCTGGCCAGAGTCTCGGCTCCTTTCTTGATTTTATCTAACTATTGTTTCACTCTGTTCCTTGTACATCTTGCCCGCCATCTGCACCAGATAGTGCTGTAGAGCCTGCTCCACGCTGATCCGGTGCTTTACGCAATATCTGTCAACATAGCGTTTAAAGTCCTCGTTCTGCTCGTACAGGGCGGTGTAATCAATGGGTTCCATCTGCATCACACTCCTTCCGGCTTCTCGCACCGCTCAAATTCGATAACCCATACCCACGGATTAGGATCCCAACCGTAGCGGTCAAGGTCTGATTTCTTGATGGTGGAGTTCCAAAGTTTATGAAATCCATCGATCATATTAGGGTCTCCACCACTATCTGGGTCCGAAAACGTTGGATGCCATCCGTTGTTTTCGTAACATGCTTCATCCCAAGGGTCTGTGCCCTCCACGCATGCTTGTTCCTCTGTAATCTCCTGCAACCGCTCTACCCGTACATCCGTAACCTTAAGCCAGATACGTGCCGCTTCTTTCGGCATGTGGATGGATGGGTGCCAGTGTATTCTCGCTGAAGTTGCGGTACACCATTCACACCCTGCATGATTTCTGCAACTTGCTGGATAACCACCTGATAAGGTTTCACATGGGTCTAAATAATCGCTGTCATAGTCCGCACGATAGTAATATTTTCCGCATTCCTCCGTCCATGTTTCCCGGACATACAGGATATCGCCCGGACAGATAGGACAGGTTCTCTCCGCCGTACTTAACTGTTCCATATGCTCCTTATCAGCATAGTTATGTACTGCATAAGTCCGCCTGTCAGCATTATAAAAATCCATATCCGGTACAGTATACTCATTTGCATCTTTGCATATACGCCGGGTGCAGGTCTTCCGTCCGTCCAGAATCGCCCGAACCATTTCTGTATTGAATAAAATCGGTTTAATTGCCATCTACTCCACCTCCGTTCACGATTGTAATTGCTTCATCCATTGCCCTGTTCCATTCCAAGTCTTCATCAGTTCGCACGACTCTGAACTTGTCGTTTAACTGATCTACAACCTTGTCCGGGTCGTAGGCGGTCGGTTCATCATTAACAGCATCAACCATCATATCTAAATCTGATGTATTTCTGTGTAATTTTTTCCGCAACTCTATCGCCGAGTTGAGAAGAAACAACAAATGATCCGCATCAATCAATCTTCCCATCGTTTGTCCTCCTGTTCTTTTATCAGACAATAATTGTAAGCCATACAGCCATCACAAGTCTGTCTTTGACATCCTTCCTTTAAATAATCCGCTCCATCTTCCATATATTCCGCTTCGCTCATTCTTCATCACTCCAATCAATGTGCTGTCCGCAATCTCTACAAAAAGAACCTCTTCTTACAACTCGTTTGCAATTAGGACACCAATATGCATCTTGAAGAAAATCTGCATTATCTACGAAATTTGTATATTTTTTATAGTCAATAAGTGTTGGTTTCTTCGCTATCTGCTTCTCCACAGCTTCACGACATTCCTCCACCGTGCCAATCTGGCGGTACTGCTGTACCTCTTCCAGTGCCTTGATTGCCATCTCGTAACCTTGGATTTCGTTTTTTCTCTCGTAATTCTGTGTACACATTTTGGCTAAATCAATAGATGTCTCAAGTTCTTTGATTGCTTCATTCTCCGTCATGGCTACTCCTCCAACAGTTCCGGATTGTCAAATGCGTTACCGATAATCTCTGCATCAACCATATGAATCCAGTAACCCAAGTCTTTTCTGTAATTTTTATTGTACTTGCCCGACCAATCTACATAAAAACCGACATGCTCTACTTTTGTGCTATCAAAACAGCTTTGATAACTGCCATATCTGATTGGCGCGGCTGTGTCACTAAAGAGGTCTTTTACAATGTCATTTTCAAAAATCAGTCTTCCGTTCTTGTCCTTAAGTCCGGTGCACTGGCAGACAGTCTCTCCGTCAACCTCAATAAACTCGTTAAAGCCAAGTCCTGTGCTGTTCCACTGGATGATATAACAACGATCCGTGTAAGGCTCAATATAAAATGCACCCTCTACCCACTGACCTTTGATTCTCTTTGCCTTGAATAAATATCTATCCTGCATCATCATTCCTCGCTTTCCCGGTACGGCTCAGGCAGTGGCATCCAGGCTACAATATCAATACCCTCGTCAACCAAATCAATGCTATATTCTCCGTATTCTTCGAGATAATCAGTGCAAACACTTGACCACCAGTACCATTTCCCATTGCAATAAACAGCAGAATTTGCAAATGGAACATCCTTTATGTCTTTGTAATACGGGTCCGGGTTTCTATTTATCCATGTTACATTAACTGGAACACAGTCTTCCGGCAGTCTCTCGCTTACCGGAATCCACACTGGCTGATTCTGCAATGCGGTGATTGCCATTTGTAATGCATCCTCACAACAATGATCCACTCCTGTTTGTCCATACAATGGACATTCTTCGCAAACCTCTGAGTACCGTTCACTCTGAGCCTTTAAGCAGTAAATAACTTCTTCTCTCTTCATTCCGCACCTTCCATTTCTGCCAGCTTGCTTTCGGCTTCCTCATGAGTAAAGAATACCGATTTATTAATTTCGCAAATGCTGCAATGTTTAGCTACGCTTTCACGTATGTAGTACGCTTTATCACTACAATTCTCGCAAAATCCTCTAAAACACATTCCAGACCGATTACTTTTGTTTTTTCCACAACAATACTCAATAGAATACACTGGTGTATCTTCACTGATTGGCAACCGCAGTAGCAATCCCTGCTCCTCGGCATCCTCATAGGCTGCCAGCTTCTCTATTGCGCAATATCCTCCATCGCAATTTGTATATTTATCATTCGGCTTTTCTTCAAAGCACTGATAAAATGTTCTTAATCCATTTTCACCGTGATTCTCCTTTACCAAAATTCCATCAGCAGTTCTTTCTGTCAGTCTCTCCATCATTGATCCTTTCCCATTCCTTCATGACTTCTCTTTCTCTTTTCCATTTGTCGATCCTGTACTTGATGTTATCTTTCACAATGTTTACCAATATAATCATTCCAAAGATTATCCATACAAAAACCAACAATGCGATCAATACCACTCCAACCATATCTGATAAAGTCACGATAAACTTCATCTTGCATCCACTCCTTTCTCACACTCTTAAAAACTGCTTCGGTATCGGCACTCCGTTTCGGTCATAAAAAGTAAAATCTCTGTACTGGTAATGCCGGTTACTCCCCACCAACCGGAAAAATGTCGGTCGGCTTTCTGAGACTTCCAACAGTCCATCCCCAATATTCGGGTAGCTGTCATTGTCATTCTTCACGGCATATATCTTCATGGTTCTCACTTCTTCCTGCATGTATCTTTGGTTTCTCCGACATTGCCGGATAGCTGCACTCATACGGCTTCGTGCGTCCGATTCTAATAGCATCAGCAACCGGATGTGTAGCCATGTAGAGTAAGTCACCGTTCTGAAAGTTTCCTGTTCCCTCTCTCATACAGCTACACTCCTTTTTCCGTATGTACTTGCGATTCTGTATACATTGCAAATTTCTCTGTAATATATTTCCTGTGCATGGATATGAGCATCCACACGGTCAAGTTCCGTCTCACACCACTTTGCAAATTCTTCTGTGGACAATGGTGTCTCTGAAACATCGAATTTCTCTCTGTTGTCAATCACAAAACGCACCATGTCAACTGGGATGTGGTTCAAATCCGCAAGAATCTGAATCTGTTTGTCCTTGTCCTCTGCTTTTTCATAGTTCGCCAACAGTTCATATCCTGTCATCTGCATTTATATCACCTCTTATCAAGTTTGATTTCTTTGTCGTAACAACTCTTTTTCGGATTTCCCTCTACTGGGGAAACCATCTTTTTAGGGTCTGTAGTGTATGATCCGTTTAGTTTCACACCTATTTTGCTTTTTTCGTCCATATAGCATGACGGCTTGTAACGATCCGGTGGAATGTAGTTGTGAATGCGCCAGTGTTTTACAAGCATAACACCACTATCGAAAGATAAAAGGAATCTATTGTCTATCAAGGATTTCAAATCATCTTCTGAAGCACCGCACATCCTTATGATTTTCCGTGGGTTGTTTACAAATCCGTCATCATCAGCGTTCATACAGATATGGAAATAAAGCATTTGAGCCGTAGCAGGAATATCCAAAAAAGCATCACTCTCAATTATTTTTGCGCTGAACATTCTTTTTTCTGCCATATAGAACTCCTTACTCAAAAATAGGCTTCTCAATATAGATCCCGGTATTTTCCACCAGTTCTCTCCATAAATCCATGAAATCCTTTCCGTTGCACTTGTCTCCGGCTTTGTCCATGTGGTCAGAAAACTTATCCTTGAAATTCGTCAGCTTCTTCTTACCGAATCCATCTTCCATAAGAATTACCATTCCATATAGAATGTACCTTGTGGACAACTCATTGATAAGGTTGTTACATCTGACCTGTTCCCTGATGCATTTCTGCGCTACAACCGACTTATAATGTGGATAATCAGCTTCGGTAAATTCCTTGTACTCAATCGTCCAGTCTGCAAAATCGTTAAGTCTGCTCTGTAACTCCGTATAAGGCTCATTCTCGTACTTTTCGTTGTACTCGGTGAATTTACCGCAGAAGTCGGAAAGTCTCGTCTGTGAGTACTTGTAGTCTTTCCACAAGGTATAGCAAAACAGTGTCAGTATTCCGGTGAATGGACTCCTCTCCGCAGACTGCTTCAAAAGTTCTGTCTGCCGCATGATTTTTAAAATTTCCTGCGGATTGTCATATCGTTTTGGCATTTTATGTATCACCTCCAAGTTCTGTGATGCTTGAACTCTACAAAGAAAATTTCATTTTATCCAATTTTTCAATTTGTTTTTTTAATGATTCAATTTTCTTTATTCTCATTACTTCTGCCCTTAAAACTGCGTCTTCCTTCTTTTTGTGCCAATCATTTCCGCGATAATATCCATATTTTTTAGAACTTATCATATCTCCGGAAATATTTGAACAAATCTCTGCATCGTCAGTTTCTATGATTCCAGTACTAAGTGCATATTTTGTAATATATACTTTCATATTATTCACCGTCCTTTTCTCCATGCAAAAGTTCCATAAACCGAACAAATTGTCTTTTTGACACGGAATTGTTCTGCTTCTCAGGCTTCAAACTGATGACTAGATGCTTGTCGGCAATGTTCGATAGTTCCCTTGCAAGATTGATTCTGCCTTGTGCCAGTCCATCACGGTAACCTTTTCCCGGTCGGTACTCTGCGATCTGCTTCTTTCCATCACCTTGACCACCGGCTGTTTTGTTGCGAAGTTGGTAACCCTCGTCCGCATAACGCTTAATCCAGTACTGCTCCCACTTGTCCAGTTCTTCTACCGGATAATTTAGGAATCCGATTTTCCAACCGTATATATTTTCCACAGAATATAATCCGTGGCTTTTCATGGATAAATCAATGTGCTGGTATCCGTTAAGATGCCCTGCCAGTCTTTGTAGTAGGTGTACCGCCTGTCCCACATACGCAAAACGAAAACCATCCTCGTCTGTTCTTGTCAGAAAGTAAATTCCACTTCCATCGTCCACATGGGGATTGACCGCCAGTATTCTTTCACGATTCTTTCTCTCTATGGATTTTGCTTTTGCTATATTCTTCCAATCAGCCAACCACATCACCGCCTTTCAAATGGAATCAAATATCCGTCCGGCAAGGCATTTATAATATTTCTCAATGCCCCATATCCTGTCTTTTGCATATTGACTAAAGCATTGCTTTGACAGGTATTCAGTTCGGATATGTTGGAATCAATGCCATTCATTATTTCACTTCTTAATTGCGGTGTAAGTGGTCTATAAAATGTGTCAGACATTCGCACCTCCATTTCTGTAATTTTCCAGTCTTTCAATCATGGTCTCTCTGCTAATATCTCCGCTCTCATGCCACTCTACCGCATGAAAAACATCGTTAAGATTCTCACTCAAAACCTCAATTCTGATACTTGCCGACCGGATATACTCAATCAACCGCTGTGTATCTCGTGCTATGTCCTCGTAACCGTACAACTGTAAGTGTTGCACCATAATTTCAAGGTTGGAGATACTTGACGGCTCCATTAGCTCATTGACATCCTTGTAGCACAAATAACCAAAACTTCCACCACTCAAAATGGGCACTCCTTTCCATGCTGTAAAATCCATTCCTTGCCTGCTGCCGCATAGTCCACATTCGCTAATGGAGCAATCTTTTTTACCTCTGCGACACATTCACTGGGTTCTGCATTATCTCGGCTTAAATGGCACAATATGACGTTCTGCAGGGCATCTGATTTGTTCGCAATGACAAATTCCTTTACTGTTTCCAGTTCCATATGACCACGGTATACATGGTATTTCTTAGCATCGTTGGAATCCTCTGCAATGTACTTCTTCTGATAGTTACATGAAATAAGGATGTGGTTTACTTCATTGAACCGCCACTTAACAAATTCCGTGTCAGTTACATAAAGCAATTTTCCAATTTCCGGGTGAGTAATCAGAAATCCATAACAAGGGCATTCCGTACCATCTGCATTCGTGTGTGTCCATTTGCCGTCCAATGTTGTCAAATCAAATGCCATTATTTCTCCACCAGTAAACCCTATTTCCATAGGTTCTAAACTCTCATATGGCTTAAATACTGGTATTCCCATGTGGTCAAGGTCTGATGTGGATAATGAGTGATCCTTGTGCGCATGGGTGCATATCGCACCCACAACACACTTAATATCCCAGTTAAGACCACGTTTTATGTCCATGATAGAAAGTCCTTCATCCAGTAAAAGCGTTTCACCGTTATCTGCCGTCAGAAGATAGCAGTTACCTGAAGAACCGGATCCTAAACATTTTAGCTTCATGTTTCTACCTCAATTTCGTCATCTTTTGGAAACTGAAATATGCAGTTATTTACATATTCAACTTTTGATGGCTCATTGTTCATGGTTTGAACTATAATTCCACTATTTTTCAATTTTTCAAACTGTTTTACCACATCTTCTGTAATTTCAACATTTTGAAAAAGAATCGGCATACCAACGTATGCTTTTCTAAGCATTTCCATAGCTTTCTTCGATTTTTCTTCTTTGGAATATGTAGCTACAACGCCATGCGCAATTTCTGAGGGTCTGGCAATGGTATCTTTTATCGCAACAATGGAATTATCTTTTGTAATTCCAAAGCAAAAATTTTCATATGGAATATCAGTTCTACCGTCCTGTGAAATAATTCTCATGGTGTCCTCCCTACTTAAAGCAATCCGGTGTCTCTGCGCTGGAAATGTCAGTCTCTGCGGTCTGCGGTACTTCCTCAAATGTTGCGTCAGGAAACTCGATAGTGTTTGCATTTGCCTGTACCTCTTCTGCCACAACTTTTTCCACATCAAGTTTCACATCGGAAACATCAGGAAATTCTTCCTGCGCATACAAACCTTGGAATTTATCCGGAAAAGCTTCTCTTAATGCCTGTACAACAGCAACTTTTCTTATCATTGTTGCAGGCTTTTTAGACCATTGACCGTTGATTGTTCCATCTTTTTTTCTTCCAACATATTCATCGAAAGATACTGACTGGTACTCCGGTGTCTCTCTTCCTTTGATAAACACTTTAGCCCAACCTCCTACAATAGATTCGTCCTTAAGGACAAAAGATCCTTCTCTTTCTTCAACGGAACCATCTTTCTTCTGAATAATAATTCCTGCTTTTTTTCCTGCATAATTCGGATTTGCATCGGCTCTTTTTGTAAAAACATCTTTTCCGGTAACAATCGTAGCAGGATCATTGTTTCCAAACTTAATAAGGTATGCTTCTTTCAAAAAAGGATTAAGATGCTGATATCTGCAAAGAGACATAAACATCATTACTTCCTGATCCGATACGTTTCCACCACCGCTTACAAGGTACTTTCTTACCGTTGTTGGGGAAATTTTTACAATTTCCCCATTTGATTCGTATTCCACAATTCCTGTGTTTTCCTGCTTCTTTTCGTCTGCCATGTTTCTACCTACCTTTCTACCTTTTTGATGCCGTCAATTTTGATGATGAATACCTGGCTTGTTTTGGGATTCTGAATAAGCGCAAGGTCTGGCAGAGTAATATACGGATTGTCATGCTTCGCAATGTTCAAAACCTTTGCAACCATTCCGTCTTCAACAGAAACTTCCTTAACATAATTTTGCCTATAACTTCCAAGTCCACTCCATGTATCGTACGTTGAATAACAACCACCGCTTCGTGTTACCTCTACCATGTCACCGACACGGATTTCGCTGTCATCATCTTTCTGAGCTTTTTCTTCCGGTTTGTAGTTTTCAAGGACAACGTACTCTCTGTGCCATGCTGCTGTAATTAGTCCATTATCTTTCTCAATTACAACGCCTAATTCACACGTAGAAGCAACCTTAAACACATCTCCTTTTTTATAGGGACTAAGATAAGGATGCGTATCCACAATTTTGATGTACTCACCTACCTTAGCTTTTCTCTTAACCTCACAAACACCGTTATCAGGCTTCACATCTTCGCCCATCAGTCGATTAAAAGCCAACTTAGCACCAGTACGGAAATCAAATTCATCAGCCGGATTGCAGTTTGCTTCTGCTTTCTCGCCAGTGGACTTGTCCAGTGCGATCACTTTGTTGTCCTTGCGGTAGATGACGATTGTTTCGTCCTTTATTATTTCTAATTGTTCTTCGCAAAAATACCAACAATGCTTTCCATAGTAAGTTTTACCACTTTCTGTATAGCCTCTTCCGTCATGCCCTTCGTTCCAGCCACCAAACTTTACAAGAACATTCTCATAATCTTTTGAAAAATCGACTACAATACCTTTTTTCTGACCTTTTTTTTCAACTACTCTGTCTCCAACCTTAAATTTACGTTTTTCCATGCTATTATTCCTCACTTTCCGGCTCATTCATAAATCCACTTGCAACTCCCTGATGCACTGTCACATCAGCCTTGTAAATCTCCTTGATGCTTCTAGGCATCACATGAAATGTCACATCCGTATCAGCAATTTTGCCTTTGAATTTCAAGGCTCCACGGTCTGAAAGTCCCAGGTACACACCCACGCAACACTTGTCATCAAAATTGAATATCACGGTGTCACCGGCATTGATTGTTTCTCCGCTTGTTGTCAGAACAGAAATGACTGTCTCTTTCTTAATCTGCATTCTCCACCTCCACAAGTTCACCATTTTCCAATCTGTACCATGTATCCGGCTTCACTTTTTCACCGTCTACCCGGAACATCTTCGCACCGACAAACTCCCATGCTTCCTGCTCTGCTCTGTCGTATCTGTCATCCTCTTTACTGCCAATATATTTCCATTCAGCAAGAACGATATGGGAACCAATGACACCCATTGCTTTCCCTTTGTATCCCCATGCAACCGCAACGCTCTCGGAATCGTTGGCAGAGGATGCACCTTTGTAACCTGTGGCAGAGGATGCACCGCAGTAACCTGTGGCAGAGGATGCACCGTAGTCACCTGTGGCAGAGGATGCACCTTTGTAACCTGTGGCAGAGGATGCACCGTAGTCACCTGTGGCAGAGGATGCACCGCAGTTACCTGTGGCAGAGGATGCACCGTAGTCACCTGTGGCAGAGGATGCACCGTAGTAACCTGTGGCAGAGGATGCACCTTTGTAACCTGTGGCAGAGGATGCACCTTTGTAACCTGTGGCAGAGGATGCACCGTAGTCACCTGTGGCAGAGGATGCACCGTAGTCTTCATCACTTTCAGCTTCTTTTTTAACTCTACTCATAGTAAAATCAATGGCCGCCTTTACCAGTCCAGAAATATCCAATCTCGCACCAATCTTTATTTTTGTGGATGCAACCTTGGAATCATCTTCACCTCTGTCAAATTCACCGTTCTGCTCCACTTCATGGTAAACAGATTCGTTCGGAGAATAATAACCAAGGCAATCCAGAGGATATTCACAAGCATGGAATCCGCTGTGGCAGGCATCTGCTGTCTCCTCTTCGTACTCCTTGCCTTCTTCGTACTGAAATCCACGGCAATTCATGTCCTTGTTGAACCCTTTGTAACTCTTAATTACTTTTTCCATTTTTCACTTCCTCCACTTTCAAAACCGCATCATCACTTCTGCGGAACATAATCAACTGACTGTCAACATCAGGAATCTTCCAAGGGTCAAGGCTCTCGGCATCGTCAACCATGATAGGCAATTCCACACCGCACCGCTTCTGAAACGCATTGCAAATGTCAATCTCCGTCAGAATCCTTGCTCCGTGGTTCATGTTCCGGCTGTAAGGCTCTCCACGGTATGTAAAGTCACAGCATTCTTCCGTGTCACCATTCACAAGAGGTCTGAACATCCGCACAGTACAGAAAGAAAGATACTTATTCACATCAGCTTCCAACAGTTCGTTCTTCTTCCGGCTGAATTTCTTTAACAGGTCAAGCTGTGCCTGCACATCCGTAATCTTCTGTGCAATGTTCTTGCGCTCCTGTTCCAGTTCTGTGATACGCTTATCCACACTCTCGTTAATGCTTACACTCGCCAAAGACTTATCAACCACAGAAATATCATTGCGGATCTGCTCTTCATCACCTTTTAACTGGATTCTGAGAAGATTCATGTCAGTGAATTTGTTCATGGAAGCTTCTTTCTCAGCAATCTGTGACTGGATAGCTTTGTATTCTTCTGTGTTGGAAATATCCACGCTTGCCGGAATGGAATTTAATGCATTATCGGCAATGGCAATCTCTTTTTCCAACCGCTCCACTTCATCCTCGGTCTTTTTCAGTTCCTCACGCTTATGCTCCAGTTCTGCCTGATCCGCTTTGATATGTTCAGCGCAGGAAGAACCCTCTTTAGTAATAAGTTCCAATTCATGTGCCTTATGCGTATCAAACTCCGTTCTTAACTGCTCTTTCTTCTCTTCCGGATATTCCTGTCCACAGTAGGGGCAAATCAGAGAATTTTCATCAAATTTAATGCTTTTATTCAAATCCCAACTCTTCTTCAATTCCTGTCTCTTCTGTTCATACTGTGCAATGCGCTTTTCCAGTGCAGAGATCTCTTCACGAATGGTATCTGCCTTAAGCAACTCTTTCTGATGCTCATTCTGAACTTGGTTCAATGCCGTGCGCTTCTCTCTTCTGTCCTTATCAAGTTTTTCATTTGCTTTCTGCTGTAATACACTCAACTGACCTTTTAACTCAATGATTCCATCAGAAAGCTTATCGTAGGAATTCATGCTGTTCTGCGTATCTGTCTGCTGCTTAATATTCTCTGACAGCTTATCCAGTAAAGCTTTCTTTTTCAGTTCCAAATCAGCAAGGTCAATATCCACTCTCTGGCGGCTCACCTCGTCAATACGGCTCGGAATTTCATCTAACAGGTCCTGCAAGCCCTTGGTTCCATTTCTTCCCCTTGTGCCGTACAACTGCGTATTACAACGCTTTTTCAGTTCATCAACCGTGCCATCCTGCAGAACAGTCCTTAATGCTTCAAACTCCGGAAATTGATTGCAAATGTCATCATTACTGTGCTGACCAAACATATCAGCAAGAATTGCTCTCTGATCCGTGCCACCTTTTAGCAAAAGTGTCATGGCATTGATACAAAGTGAAAACTTATCTTTTCCGCATACACTCTCTTCCAAAAATGCTTCAAAATCTGCTGCCTTTTTTGGAATATCATTCACATAGTAATCCGTGACATTTCCGGTAAACTCGCCTTTCTTATTGAAGTTCTGACGGCATACTTTTTTCAGAACCTTGTCTGTACCGTCAATTTCCACGGTAACTTCTGCGGTAATATCTCCGTCGATGTCATTGCCGTCCTTATCGTGCGGTCTGATTCCGGTGATCTCTCTGCCGTTCTCGTCACGGCATCCAAAAATATACTGAATTGCTCTTTTGATTGTGGACTTACCTGTTTCATTTACACCGGAAACCTCTGTCCGGTCGTATAAATCAGTGTCCACTACGTTAGAACCATAGAACTTGCAGAAATTCTGCAAAAAGATGTGTTTAATCCTCATTTTTCCTATCCTCCCAAAGATATAAATACAGTGAATTAACAAACATATAGATTGAGACCGGCTTGTCTGTCTCATTGATTTTCTTGTATAAATCTGTGCTTGGGTTCATCTTATCTACAACCCACTTGATCGCCCGGTACACGCTCTCCTTGGTTGTGCTGTGTTCCTCTCCTATAATCCGGTAGATTTCTGACAATCTTCTGTTCCGGTTCTCAAACATCAGTGTTTCAACCTCGATGATGTACTGGAATCCCGGCAAGTACTGTTTCAGCCCCAGTTCTACCAAGATTTTTCTTATCTTCCTTTCCATTTTCTCAATCCTCCGGCTTTCAGTTTTCTGTTACGTGAATCACGTTGTCTTCTCCGATATACAAGATTCCTGCATCTAACAGTCTTGCAATCAGCATCTCATTCGCACGGACGATGGGGATAATCTGTCGTTTCTGCATAAAAATACTCCTTTCTTAACCATTTTTTCTTACCGGTATTGCGGTTTACAATTCTGTAATAGAATGCTGTTTCACGGTCAACTTCCCATTCTTTCGGACTGTAAAATATCTTTCCGATGCACCCTTTGACGGTAAACCGCTTTTTGGCACTCATACGGTGTCCTCCGCAAGTTTTCCTTGATTCCACCATGAGAAATCACAAACGCTGTCCCTTGAAAAAGAAGTAGCACCATTAGTCCATGTAAATATTTCCCCACCTTCAAATTTTGCAAAATATCTAGGTTTCCAAGGGTCACTATCGGAATCTCTTACGTACACTTTCGTGTCCACAGGCACTTTCGACCAGTCAACAGGTGGTTCAACATATTCCTGCTCTGCCCATTCTTTGAACCTTTCCCTGCATCTGCTTTTATCACTCCATGCGCAATCGGAACAAAGTATTACATTGCAATCACATAACTTTCCTTCTTTGTCCACAGCTATCTCTATACTATCAAGTGCCATGTCAATAATCTGTTCCGCATACTTCTCTCTGTTCGTCATTTTCCATTCATCCTTTCCAGTTCTGCGCTCCTGGTTAATATCCAGTCTGCGTAATCACTTAATTCTGTCTTTGTAGCTGCGTTCTTCTCTCCGTGGTAAACCATGAGGACAATTCCTACATCACAGTACTTTTCAAACAATTCCGACAAGTAGTCGGCTCCCACATGGATATTGCCGTCCACGGAGTAGATGTCCGTCACTCCCAAACGTTCCATGCGGTCTTTATGCCATCTGTCAGAAATCTGCATCAAACCTTTGCAACCGCCACTTTCCACATCCAGTCTGCCAGAAGATTCTTTCTCGATCATTGCCATAAGCATTTCCGGGCAGATGCCGTATTCCTCACCGTACTTTACACACGATTCCTGCGCTTCCTCGGAGATAAAACTGCCGGATGGCTGTGCCGTGGAAGTAAATGTGATGGAGAGTGCTATTATAATAGGAAGAAACAGCTTTATTGTTTTTCTCATGCGCTTTCCTCCTCAATAGGTTCAATGCCAATCTCTTTCAGCTTGTTGTATAAGAACATCCTGCCTTTCTGTGTCCATACGGTAAGTGGCTTTGTTCCGGTGCTTCCGTCATGCTTAACATAATCATTTGTCTTTGTTCTCACATAACCCTTGCCCTGAAAGTCTGCGTACAATATCCACTGGTCACCGACTTTTCTCTGAATACCGGCTGTTCTTAAAACTGAATTGAACCTCACCGCACTCATTCCGTAGTCCTGCGCAATCTGTGTAACCTTCATACAGTCGTTAGATGAAAGAATCTTGTCCACATAGTCAACTTTTGGTGTCATATCGGTGATCACGGCATCCATCTGTTGCACTGTGGTCTGCAACTGCTTAACCTCTTCCTCTTTCTGCGCAAGCATCCTTTGTGCTTCGACAACTGCCAGCGCAATCAATTCCTGTCCAGTAGGGATATGTGCCTTAATGGAATCTTCCATTTCGTGGAAACGGTCAATGTACTTTGCCGTAAATTCTGTTCCCCTAACTCCGGTCATCTTATGTGCTATGAACTCGCAGCCTTTCTTTGTGACCAAGTAGCAGGGTCTTTCCTGATTGTTTGCATCTTTGTACTTGCTTTCCGTAAAAAAATCGCCCGAGCCAATTTTGGCTTCGGCTAGCTGTTCAATATAATTTCTTATATCTCTCAGCAACTTGCTGTGCTCTTTCCCTACCATTTCCGCTACTTCCACGGAAGATATTGTTTTCTGCTCTAATTCGTTCATTGTTCTCCTTTCTGTGGTATACTCTCCTATAAAGGAGGTGGTAATTTGGTATACAATGGTTTTTGCGATAAGCAAAACAAAATGTACTCTGTTGATTTTAGGCAAATATCTGTTGGCTCTTTGGAAGATATTAAACCCAAATTTGAAAATGGAAGATTAGACTGCAAATATGCTGGTCTCACTGGTTGCTGCAACAACCCAAGGCAATGCTCCATACTTCAAAATATCAGCAGATGATGGAATGGCTCTCTGAAATATGGGAGCCTATTCTTTTTTAAAGTTAATGCTTTCTATTTCTCCTAACCCCTCCTGCATAATCCGCAACACTTTCATATCCGTTGCAAGATTAAGTGCATTAAGGTCAAGTGTCAGAGTAGGAATATCATCCCCAACCCCTTGCTTTAGTGTGAAACTTCTCACACCGTTAATTTTGTGACCGTCAATTAGGACTTCCGTAAAAACTCCCTCTTCACCGTCACACTGGTGAATCTCAATTTTTGATGCTTTCACTCTTATCACCTCTCTCGGCAGATTCCTCTGCCATCTTCTCTGTCTTGCCGAGAATATATCCCTTGTCGAAATCGGACATATTCGGAATGGCTCTCTTTAACTTCTCAACAATTTTTTTCTCTTTTTCACTCATTCAATTCACTTCCTTTTTGTGATATACTCTCCTTATCTTTTTAATAAGGAGGTGAAATAATTTGGATTATAAAGAATACGCATCCGCTTACGCTATTGCTAAAATCTGTGGATATACCGGAAGTTTTGATGATTTTAAGAACCTGTACGACCAATACTATTCAGAAATCGTCAATTCTTTGCCGGAAGAAAAACCACAATTAGCAAAAGCCGAAGCAATTAGCAATCCTTTCCAAATCCAGAGCCGTTCCTAAAAGGCGAAATGGCGGTAAGTACTTTGATAGACAAATCAATATTTGTTTCTTCGATTTTCTTATCGCCATCTATAATGCTTTTGTAGTCATCAATAACATTCATGGCAATGTGCTGTGCCATCTCGTCAATTCCAACAAAACGTGAATCAGCTTTCTGAACTATATTTGCTTTACCATTTTTGTCTAATACCACATATCTCTGTTTTTCCATGTTTTTACCTCCCTATTCCAGTAACTCGTCTACTTTTACTCCAAGGACTTTTGCAACAGCCTTTAAATTGTCAACTTGCGGAGCAGATTCATTCCACTTTCGGATAATTCCATTGCTCAATCCGGCTTTCTGCTCCACTTGATAAATATTTGTTCCTTTCTTATCACAAATTTCCTTGATTCTGTCGTAACAATTCAATCTATCACTTCCTTTCTCTTGATTTAGGAATTTAGAGAAAAACTTGACAAAATTTAGAGAATGTTCTAATATAGTAACTGCCAAGAAACCACAGAGAACATTTTTAAATTTAGGCTTTCCTCTAAATCCTAAATTTATTATATAGAGTGTTCTCTATTTTGTCAAGCATATTTTTAGAGTATCATCTAAATTTTTGGGAGGACACTATGACTACAGTAGAAAGAGTAAAATCTATATGTAAAGAAAGGAGAATAGCCATTTCTAAATTAGAGACTTCTTGCGGATTTAGTAATGGATATATAAGAAGTTTAAAAAAGGGAGTTATTCCGGATGACCGTATAGAAGTAATTGCAAATTTTTTAGGAGTTTCTATTGAATTTTTGTTGACCGGTAAAGAAGATGGAGAAAAATATTCAGCAAAATATGCTAGATTAGTTTCTTTTTTAAGAAACGATCCAGATATGGAAGATTTATTGATTAAGTACTACAATCTTTCGGAGCAAAAAAGAAGTACTGCATTTTCCGCATTTAAAATGATAATCGGAGGTGCGGAATGAAGAGAAAAATAAAAGATTCTAATGATTTTTTTGGCTATTTAATATCAATAAAAAATAAAGACAACAATGTTGTATTAGGTAGGATTTCAAAAGATTATGGTGATTCTTCCATAGATGATTTTATTGATTACATAAATGAACTAGAAGAAATGAAATATATAAAAATAAATTCATTAGAAGACATACATATAGTAAAAAGTAAAGAGCATAATTACATAAGTCCTTTTAAAAAAATTATTGATTATATAGGTCCAAAACTTGTTTACGTTTTAGTGTACTTTATGGGATTATGCTCTCCAATATTTACAGAATATTTAAAGAAAATATTAGGTCTATCTTAAGAAATAATTTGTTAATAATCCTAAAAAGTAAATCAAAATTATTAACGCCCAATTTATTTTTTTTCGATTTTTCATTTTTCCCCCTCTATATCGGAGACAATGACATACACATATTTCAATATGTCATTGTCTTCTATTCCAGATAGTATCCTTGCAATTTCCTCTCTGTAAAATTCATTGCTTTCGTTCATCGTAACCACACCCCTCTCCCCTTAATTCTCCGCAGAATCTAAAGTAGCGATACATTACATTATAGAACATACGTTCTTAACAATCAATATATTTGACTCACGTTTTTTATTGTTGTAAAATATCAACAAAAGAGGACGGTGAAAACGCCAATAAACACCGCCCTCGCCAGAACTTGAAGTCCCTTGAAACAAGGGATGTTACAAGTGTATCATGTGAAAGGGGGATAAAAAAACATGATGAAAAAAGACCGAATCAAAGAAATTTCGACACATTTATCAGTCAACCGTACTAATTATATGTTAAGTTTTCGTGGAAATCTCCATGAATTTCTAAATGAACCGGACATGACGGTTTACAAGCTTGCTGATGAAGCTAATTTGCCTTATTCTACGCTTAATTCACTACTATACGGTAATTCTAACGACACAAAGCTATCGACCGCTGTTGCGCTTGCTAGAGCCTTTGGAATCAGCGTAGATGAGTTGGTAGGCTGTGGTACTATGGAAGATAAGATGTTGGAATCTGTCAAGATATGCCGCAGTCTGCCGGAACACTCTCTGTACCTTATCCGCTACTTCATCCGTCACCAAGATAAAATCTATTCCAGTCTTGAAAAATCACACAAGTATATTTCTGTCCTTAAACCGCAACTTGTGAATGGAATTATAGCCACCACAAACGCTGTAGAACCTATTTGCATAGACAAATTACCGGAAGATATAAAATCCAAGACTTATATCGGTTTGAAAATTCCCTGTGACTACTATATGCCGTTTTATCTGCCTGGGGAAATTGTTCTCCTTGCAGCGGATCGGGAACCACAAGACGGTGAACGATGTATTGTAACAAGTAATGGTGGGATACAAATTGCCGTAAAAACCCATATAATAGAATATGGCGTTAGAAAATGGAGATATGTTTCGCTCATGTCTCCGAACAGTATACTTCCGGAACACATAATTGATGACATGATAGGATATGTGGTTGGTTTCGTCAACAATGACGGTGACTGGGGAATCAGATAAAAATTAAGAGCATGGCTTCTACACCATGCTCTTTTTGATTGATTTATTTTTATTACTAATCTGCATACATCAGTTATCATTACTTCTGTAAATGGCAATTTTACACTGGAAGATATATGCATAAGAATACTGGCACAAAAGTAGGTGTTCCATCCTTGGAATATACCTCGATATTACCATTTTTTTCGTGTAAAAAAGGATTACGTATAAGATAATTACAATATTCATTATTGTTTGTCCAAGATATTTGCCAAAACGAGAAAAAGAATCTATAACCTTCTTTCTCCGGGACTGTATATTGAGCATAATATTTTTCTGGAAATTGAGGATTTTGTCTCCAAATAGAATTTCCGGCAGTCCCACACAAATGAGAATATAATAAATAAAAGTTACCTAACTTGCCATTTACATCACTAATCGCACCTGTGACAGTTCCGTCACCGATTGATTTAATATCAGTATTGCCTATGAGCGTAATTAATGTTTTGATGTTCTTAATCGCAAGGCTAACCTTTCCGATAATTCCACTAAGTTTCTCTCCTGTGGTCGGCTGTGCCAGTTCTGTAGGCTCTGTGAATGTTACGGTTGTGTTGGAAGCATCACCCGTCTTTTTAAGATTATCAGTCAAGTCAATGTTGGCTAATTTTTGGTCGGTAGTAATCTTGTCATAGTAATTAGTTAAATTGTCAGCATCTTTGGTGATATATCCAGCGTCATTCTCTAATTCACTAACTTTTGTAGGTATACCTCCTGTTTGCTGTTTTGCCTGCTCCATATAATACTTTGCGTTATCTGTATCTTCTCCTTCTCTTGTTCCGGTTCCACCTATGGCATAAGATTCAGCCAATACAGATTTTGCATTTGCGGATTGCGCATAAGCAGATGCATTTGCGGATTCTACTCTAATATCTGCTAAATAATTAGGCTGTAGCATAGCATCTGTTACTGATCCTGTTTTGATTGAAAAAGAATAAGTCTTATTCTTTCCAGTACCAGTCACGGATACAGCTATGGTTGCAGAATCTTCAAATGTCAACACCGGAATCATAGAACCAATATCAGCCTTAAACTGTGTTCCATCTTCTGTAGTCATGGTAATGATTCCGTCATCAGACATGGAAAATTCGACAGGTATTTTTTCAATATTAAGGTCAAAAATTACTTTTTCACCATTGTACTTTGTAATAGTAATAACACCGGTTGTTTCATCCATAGTCCAATCAGCAATATTTCCGTTTATTGCATACTTGTCTACTTTTAAGGCATCCTGTGATATGATACGGTTGTCCAACGCATCAATAGCAGAATCCATCTGATTAAGATTGTATGCATCTAAATCCGTGTTTTCACTTGGATAATCTTCCCAGTTAATTCTGGTATAAACCTTATTCAACGCCATCTGCAGATACCTCGCTTTCCTCTTTCATAATCTGCATATCTGATAACTGTTTAGTCTCCGAATACACTTCATACAGTACAAGCCTTTTCACCTCGATAGGCAACGGTGTTTGATTTAATACTGTCACAAGGTTGCTTTTTAATTTCTTAATCTCAAAGTTTGCTGCCATATCAATTCTCCCTTACATAGATTTCTTTTCCTTGCTCTTCTGCATATGCATACAGATTTTTGCACAGTTCAGATACCTCATATCCGCTCTGTGCAACCACTGTATCCGACATGTCAATAAGTTGCTTCATAAACTCTTCAAAACCATCGCCATCTTCCGTGCTAAACAATGTGGCATTTATTTCCGTAAACGTGGAAATTCCAATGGTAAAAGCTATATATTGCTGAATTTCTTGCCTTTCTTCCATTACTTCTTTCATTGTTTTTCCAATAATCGTTTGAAGAATAAATATTTTTTTTACCATAATAAATCTCCTACGTCATAAGTGTGACAATTCCAGATGTTGCAGTGAGCAAACCTCCAAGTGATGAAACTCCTGTAATAAAATTAACATTATGTCCAGGATAATCAGCAACATTGGCTGTTTGTGTTACCAAAGATACATCTGATACGGTTCCATTTATATAATTTTTTGTGACACTTAATGTGGCACTTGTCAGTACTGTCTTACTGCCTAATATTTGAGAAGTTGTTGATATGTTTTTTACATATTGTGAATCATATGTTGCTCCATTTCCTACCACTAAAATTCCGCTTACACTTACCATTGAAGCATCAATAGTAAGATATTGTCCCAATCCTTTTATAGATCCTGTGCTTTGCAATAGTTCGTTATAAAATTTAATTTCACCTGATGATACTTCTGTGTAACTTCCGTCTTCCCCTATAGACTTAAAACTACCAGTCATTACTGCGTTTTTAGCTGTTATAGTTCCATCTGCTGATATGCTACAGTTATCTGCTTCCAATACAAAACGGTTTCCAGAAATACTTACCTGTCCACTTTCAACACTTAACTGAGAACTGACATCACCTTTTGATACTTTTAATTTGATTTGGTCTGCCTGCAAAGATATTGCCGCTGCCAATTCTACTTCTGTATCTGTTGCCCTTTTCGCTTCTGCTTCAATTTTTCCTGCATTTTGCGTAATTTTCGTATCCAATCCGCTCTCTACATCCTTGATCTCAGACCGGGTCTCTTCTACATTCCGTTCTAGTTCATTAGTCTTTCCACGGAGTTGAATTATACTTTTGTTAATTCCATTTACCTGTTCACTGTACTTTGGAGATTTTCCGCTTGCTGATATGGTGTCTGTCGGTTGTTGGATTCCTTTGTATGTTCTGCTCAACACATAGCTTTCTATGATTTCTTTAGCCGTATATACATTGACTGCTTCTCCAAGGCTCAAACAAGGATTTCCTATTTTTTCACAGTTATAAGGTCTATATTTTACAACTTTAATAACCTCATACAGATTTCTTGCAACCGTTTCTAGGGCATCTGCACCCATTCCATAAACAAGGAAATTATCTTGCAAAATATAACTGTTGTCGTTCTCGGTAATCTCTGTATCCGGGTAAACTGCACCAATATCATTTTCTGATTGTCTTATCTGAACTTTTGTAACTTTTTGGCAGACAAAATCTTCATATTTAACTGATTTGTATTTTCCACCAGTAACCTTTTCTTTTTCAGAACCTTTTCTAGGGTATAATCCTTTCTGTGGATATAATCCTTTCTGTGGATATAAACCTGATATTATTTCTTTAAGGAAAACATATTCAAATTTTCCATCATGGTTAATGTGGCCAAAGCATCCATTTATTGAGCAGATTGCTTCCATGACCGTCTGGCCAGAAAGTTCGCTTGGTTTTATTGTTTCTGCCACTTCCATGCTGTCATTAGGTAATGTGGTTGCTACTTGTTCAACACCAAAATATGAAAAAAAACTGTCTCTGAACTGCTTTAAGGTCAGAGGAAATTTCAACCCGTTATACCAGGAAGATACTTCTGATTCTCCAATATCGTATATAACGTCATATGCCGTCACATTTCTGTAACGCTTATCATCTGTTGGTTTATCGGAAATGACACGGTATTTTCCGAAAACAAACGGTGTGTCAGTATGTCCATTAATCACAGCAGAAACATTTATCTGTTTCCCAATCATGCTTGTGAACACGTTGGAAATTTTGAATTTTAACTGTGATGCATTGCACTGTCCAAAGGTAAGGTAATCATCATCACATAGTATTTCTTTTAATTCAAACTGTTCAAAATGGATTTCGCTGTTGGTGATTTTTACAGACTTGTCCTCTGTTTCAATCGTGATTTCCTTTTTGGATGCGCTTTTATCAAACAAATCCGCATAGGTATAGTTACTCATTCGCTACACCTCCGACAAATGAAAATTCTATCTGATTGTATTTAATCTCTCCGTCATAAGTTCCGTAGATTGTAGGCTTTATATCAGCCATATATCCATATTGTGTGACATATTGACCTAAAAATGGAATGTATGCCGTGATATTACATCCCTGTTCCGTTGCATCAATAAAGTTGCTTCGTATCCCGGACAGTAACTCTTGCAAATCGTCATCCGTCAGCATTGCAGGCGTGGAAAAATCAACACTTAATGCTTTTAGCTCCACAGCATTTCTATGTACGTATCCATTTGCATCAGTCCACGGGTCTACATCTTGCATATTTACAGCTGGCTGATAACTTTCAGCTGCTATAAATCTTGACTGGTCAATAACGTAATCTCCAATTTTTAAAAGCCATCCTTGATATGCTGACATACGCTCACCGCCTCATTGCATAAAAATAGACAGCACCCATCCAGAGTGCTGTCTGTGTTAAAATACATATACATTCTTGTGTTTTTGGTTAAATTGCTCTTGACCGTATTGTCTTGCGGCAATTCCAATTTGATCTGTTGTTATTCCAAACTCTTTCTCAAGGATTCCTTGCAGTAGCTGATTATTCTGTTTCAGAAGTGCAATTTCCTGTTGTGCCGTGGAATTAATAGCATCTTTGATTCCAGTGATTTCAACTCCACCGGCAACCGCTGTTTTTCCACCTACTGTTCCGGCAATCTCCGGTATACCGTTCTCTCCTGCCATGAACATCGTATATCGGCTTGGAACGTAACCACCTTTTTCAAATGTAGGTATTCTTCCAACACTAATGTGTTGTATATTATTCGGAACTGCGTCACCAATTTTAGGTATTAACCTTGCTGCAGACATCAAACCATTAATAAGGTCTATGGCATTGTTTATCATGGTTTCTATTCCACTTATTACAAGGTTCAAAGGAGCTATTGCAACATTAGCTGCTGTTTTAAATGCTGTTCTAAACGCCGTTGGAATGTTTTCAAGCAATTTATTCCATTTTGTTAGTCCAAACTGCTCTGAAATTTTTTTCCACCAACTTGAAAATCCTGTTTGGTTCCACCATGTTGTAAAAGAAGTCCATTTTTCAGAAAGTGATGACTCTATAGTTTGACCCATTCCTTGCCACTTTTCCTTTGTGAACCAAGGAGATACATTTTCATTAAACCAGTTTCCAACAAGTGGTGCTATATTGATAAGTGCAGATGACAGACCAAAAGTATCTGACATATCTACTTTTGTATTTTTTATTTTATCAATTAGCCAATCAATTTTATCTCCAAAATCATCAAGAGTGCTATGTTTTGGAAGCAACATTGTTCCTGTCAAGAATCTATACAAATCATTATCTGTTATATCTTTGTATAAATCATCCCACGCAGTTTTTAATGTGGCAAAATCAGTATTTTTTAATGTATCAAAAAAACCATTTTCACCAAACCACGTAAAATTGTCGTAGTACTCTGCGTCTTCTGGGAACAATGCTTTCCCTAAAGATTTTCCTACATTAAATCCAATCTCCCAAGTAACAGCAGCTATTGCAATTGTCGGAACTATTCCTATACTTGATCCTAGTACTTTGGCTGATAACTTATCCGATATTTTCCCCCATATGATATCTCCAACACCAGTAAACTTTAAAAGACCTATTGCTGTGATAATCGTGGTTTCAATCGGTGCAGCATCAAAACTTCCTTTCCATAGATCGATTGCCGCATCTATGGCAGTTTCTATGAAATTTCCGGCAGATGTAAAGATTGCTGTCCAATCCATTCCGTCCAAGAAACTACCTATGTGTCTTCCGATTTTTTCCCAGTCCACAGAATCTATTGCTCTTGTGAACCAGTCAAAAATACCAGTTACCAGTTTGGAAGTATCCATTCCGGCAACTTTAAACCATGCATCAGAATCAAACTTAAATGCATACGCCAGATCTTCTATAATATCTTTTACTGGCTTAAACACCTTGCTTACTTTGTCAGCCCAACCCATAGCTGTATTCTGCATCTTGTCAAATGCTTCCTGCCATACTTTTTCGTACTCTGCAGTAGCATCCATGATTTCTTTTGTAAGGTCAATTCCTGCTCCACCAGCACCACTTCCGGAACCACTGGATTTTGGTGTGGAAATAACTTTCAATTTATCAAATGCTCTGATTCCGCTTTGAGCATTTTTTGCGCTTGTACCAACTTTATCCAGTGCATCTGCCGTGTCTTCCAAATCTTCATTGTACCCGGATACACCTTGACCGAATGACGAAAAGTCAATCTTTATTCCCAGTAAATTTGCCACACTGACAAGCAGTCTCTTAATCGCAATTACGACACCGTTAATGACAGGAAGTACTTTCTGCAATACCGGAATAAACAACTGACCCAGTACCATGCCGGCTTCTTTTACGTTGTTGGTAAACTGACGAATCATGTTACTTTGAGAATTTATTGTATTCGCCAAGTCTCCCCATGATACTTTGGACTGGTCTAAGATTGCCAGTAAGCGTAACTGCTGTTTTTCTGCCTGTGACATTTCAGAGACAGCTTTTTCAATGCCGTATCTGTAAGCATAGGTCTGTAAGGTGGCATTCGTGATATCAATACCATACTTATACAGTGCTCTTGACTGACCGATTAAACCGGACTGCAAGTTGGTTGCAACCGTACTGAAATCCACGTTAAACAGAGAGGATATATCCCCGGCAAGCATTGTCATAGACTTTGAAATTGCCGTAGTGACTTCTCCGGTCTGCCCTAAAGAGTTGGTAATGGATGCAAGTTGTGAAGCGTACTGCGTTATCTCCTGTAAATTCAGTCCCAGGTTCTTCATTCCGCTTTCAGAAATCAATCCACCGTCTACATCTACTTTCAGACCGGACATTTTACCAAGCAGTTCATTTACACGGTTTCCGAAACTCTGCGCATAATCCTCTGCGTTGTCGTAACCGAATTTTTCAAAATCCTTGCCCCATTCCTTGCCGACTTTATTGAATGCTACCGTGTAGTAGTTGAATGCTTCGATATAGTCCGTGGTTCCCTCTATGGACTTCCACAGACTTTTGATTCCACGAATCACAAGGAAATAGGTTGCGTAGAATCTGCCGAAAGCCGCTGCGAGACTGAATGTGCTTTTCGTGGCTCTTTTTGCGCTTGCCATATAGGTGTTCAGATTACGTCCTAAAGAGTTTGCCGCTCTCCCGGATGCTGCACCAGTAGATGCCAGTCCTGCCAGTGCATTTGTCATACGAATAATGTTATCACTGACATTCGGAACGGTTGAAAGAGTGGTGAATAACTGCTTCAAATTCTTTGCCAGCAAAGGAATGTTCGTGATTGCTCTGCCGGATGCCACACCACCAAGTCTTGAAATCGAAGATGCTATGCTCGCAATATCCCCTACTCCATCTACTTTTGTTCCTGCCATGTCAGCAGAAAAAGTCTTCAGTGCAGATGAAATTCTGCTTAATCCGCTTGTATCTATTTTCCCCATTCTGTTAATGGAATTTGTCAATGTGGAGATATTCTTAATACCGCTCGCATTCATGGAACTGGCGGCATTTGCGATACTCTGTATGCTATTAGAAATGCTTGTCAGTTTGGATGTATCAATGGACAAGCTTCTCTGAAAATTCGTAAGGCTATTTGCCAACTTATCCAGTGCGTTACTTGCGTTATTCGCATCCGCTTTTATTTTAATCTGTAAAGAATCAATATCTTCCATACCGCACCGCCTTTACCGCAATAAAAAAGGAAGTGTCTGCCACTTCCAAGAAAAGAGCGGCAAGCTGTGACACCTACCGCTCCTAAAATTACTTTTTGAGATATGCCCTTGTAACCGCACCGATTTTTCCGTCCACTTTGATACCGACACTCTTTTGGAATGCTTTTACTGCATCAGAAGTGGTTTTTCCGAAATATCCGTCAATGTTCGTCTTACCTTTCGCATTTACAGACGGCATAAAGCCTTTCCTTACAAGTTCGTACTGCGCCCACTTGACATCATTTCCCTTCATCATTGCCATACGCTTGTAATAAAGAAGTCTTTCCGGCTCTGTATAAGGGTTTCTATGGCTTGTAGAATCCTCATATACGGCATCTAATTCCTTGTACCATACATTCATGTCTACATTGCCTACAATACCGCCTACACGACCTTTAGAAGTGTACTGCCAGCCTACCATGTTAGGTACTTGCGGCTGATACTTCACATTACACTTGCCGTTATTCTTGCCATACCGTGCAATCCACATGGGATAACTCACACCGCCATAAGGCTTAATGTATGTCTTGTAAAAACTTTCCCCAGTGTATACACCGAATGGCAATCCTGCATCGGTGATGACCTTGCCGTAAGCATTGATAATGGAAATAATATTTTTGCCAAGACCTTTCATAACGGCATCTTCAACATCAAGATATACTGTCACTTTTCTGCCATTAAGAATAGTAAGCACTCTTCTTGCATCAGATCGTGATTTTGCAACCGTTGTAATATATCCGTATTCATATACTCCGTGCACATGGACATTGTGCTCTTTACAACCTTTCCAGTTCTCTTCAAACTTCTTGTCCGGGTTCAAATCCTTACGGATGACTTTCAAAATAGCAAAATCAATACCGTTCTGTTTTACCGCCCACCAGTTAATCGTCCCCTGGTATGAGGACACATCAATTCCTGTTAAACTCATGTTTGTTTCTCCTTTTTTGGATGTGATAATTCAAAATTAGCTTGCATTGCCATAAGTCCTGCGAGGAACGCTTTCCTTTGCTTCTGAATTTCTTTTTCATTATTAGCAATGTCCGCACGTTCTATAATAGGCTTGTCAATATACTTCGATTGTGCTTTTCGACCGTTTAGGCAATGGTCTATTGCAAAGATTAATGCAGATATTCCATAATCTCCCCACCGTTGCCATGAATTCCTATCTTCTTCCTCTTTTTTGAGTTTATATCCTTTGTAACACCACTCTAATTTCTTAGGATTCAGATGTTTGAACTCTTCTATCGAAATTCCCATGGAAAAAGCAAATGGAAAATATTCTTCCCATATTATTTTGTGCCAGTCGATTTCTTCTTGTGATCCTGTGGCATCTTCGTTACCTTGCTGTCCTCTTTTTCCATCTCTTCCTTGGTCTGCGTCATCATTTCCGTCAGACCCGACAGTTCGAAAAAACCGTCTTCTTTCATACAGTCTGTCAGTTCTCCATACAGTTTCACAAAAGACAGACCGTTTGCTTTCATGTATTCTTTCATTAAAGCATTGGATTCATCCGGTGTAATATCTTCATGGTTTTCGATAAGACCAGCATAAAAAGCCGTTTTGCATACATGAGGAAATTCTGCAAGCATATATCCGCTACCATCTACAACTTCTTCTGGTGTGGGATTCTGTACATTTTTTGCTTTTTTAGCTACATAGCCACCGGAAAGCATAAGAAACATCTTTTGAATCAAATCCTTGCACTCCACAGCACCGAATCCAAACTCTAAAGTATATTCAACATCATTAACTAAAATCTTCTTCATAAAAACATATCCTTTCCCCAACATTTTGTTGGAAAGGAGCCGCCCGAAGACGGCTCTCTTTTTGCTAAATTAATGTTTCATCTACCGCTTCATCAAAGTCAGCCACGGCAGTGTTATTTGTTTCTGACTGACTTGCTATTCCCCCGTTGTCAGTGCAACGGTAGCATCCAATCCCTTGTATTCCTCAATGGTAAGATTCATTTCGATCGTCAGAAGTTCGTTCTGTCCGATTTCGGGTTGTGGAATCTGCTCGGGCGGCTGTGCAACAACGAAGAAAGATTTATCTTCTCCGGGAATAACGGTTTCAAACCACATTCTATTTCCACCAGTAAGAGCTTTATAGGCTGTGATAAGTGCAGTCCATTCAGCAACAGTCTCTGATGTAAAGTTGACTGTGACTGCAAAAGAACCGCCAGTATCTGCACGACCTTTTACATATCTGGTGATTGCATCTTCTAACGCAGAAGCATCAATCTGTTCCGGTTCAATGTTGATGCCGCCAATGGCATTAATTCTTGTAAGTTGCTTAAAACTTGTAGGTTTTGTTCCGGCGGTTGTCTCTGTACCATATCCGAAAGTAATACCTAAAGTAGAAATTCCGGCTGCTGCCATAATTTATACCTCCTTAAATTTGCATAAAAAAATAGAGCCATATGGCTCTAATAGTTACAATGTATCATCAGCACCTACTGTTCTTCTGAACCGTGCAGTGCTTCTGTATGTGTCCTGCGAAGTATTATTGAACTCTGGCATGGAAGTTATTTGAAATCGCAGACGTTTGAAAAGTCCGGCAACCGTAGACATGATAGCTTCGGCTTCTTCCTGACTTTTGTTGGTTATCACATCCACCTGGTATGATGCTGTGATTCCATTAACAGAACGTGCTTCAAGGTCTTGTCCTGTCTCTGTGAACGGCATAGCATGAAAGTACACGGTAGGGAATGTAGGGTCTGACAAATCCTTACTTTTGTCCGTCACATAAGTTTTAGGATGGCTCTGCGGTATCTTCATTTTTAAGTACGATGCAATCTTGACTTTAAAATCTGATACCCACTGATATTCATTATCCACTACCAAACACCACCTTTGCTGTCTGTGATACAATATCACGAAGTTCTATTGCAGTCAGGTACATAAATGGTCTTGACGGCATACCTTTTGTTATATGAAGTTTTCCGTCATCTCCGATATAACTCCAGTAGTATTCTCCGGCTTTCACATAAGTGTTTCCATGCACTTCAATGTCTTGTAATGCTTGACGAATTGTTTTACCGGAGTTGTATTTCCATGTAACACCTTCCGGCAAATCATACGGATAAGGGTTTTCTGCCCCCATCTGACCTGTGCCAAACTCCACAAAAAGCGCATGGTCTGTACCTGCGACAACCGCCCAAACACCGCCACCTTTTACAGAACCAACATACTCTGCATGAATGCTCCGTAAAAGTTCTTGATTAAATATAGCATCGAGGTCAGAAATCTGCACTCTAGCAATCTCTACGCCCTTTTCTGCCATTGTTTCAGCCAGTAGCCTACATTTATACTCTAAGCTATTTTCATAGTTTCTAAGAGCCTTTACAGCCGCTTGTATGGACTTTTGGTCAAACAGGTTGATATTGATTGTCTTTCCCATATCACTTCACCGTCTTCTGCAACAAGAACAAATCTGCTGTCAGTCCCTCGTCTGCAACGCCTTTGACAACATAGTCCGCAGTCTTGTTGTCCACAAGTCCGTCATCGTCACGACCTACTTCTGACTTCTTCCAGATAACATCCCCTGCCTTAATCGGCAAATAGCCTTTGTCGGTAACAATCTGACAATACGAACTGGAATCATCAATACCAAATTCCTTTACCAGTACTTCCGACAACTTATTGCTGATGTTGGCAGAAAAAAGTACGGGTTCAGAATATCCGGTAGTTTCTCTCAAAACCACCGGAATCCTTTCTCCGTCCATCTCTATGTACTTTATTTCTCCGTTTTCGTCCCGGTCATAAATCGTGACTTTTTCTCCCTGCCGTGAGTACTTCATTTCCTGCTTGTTAATGTCAAGCATCTTTCTTCACCTGCTTGTAAATCTGATTTACACCAGTGCTTGCCAAACCGGAAACAATTCCGACTGCAATCGCATTCAGTACATCATTTGCCGGGAAATCCGGAATAACATACATTCCTACTACTCCGAGAATGCCACCTACAATGCCAACAACAACCGGGATGTAGTTATCCTTAATAACCGGAATCAGCTTCGCTCCAATACCGGCAAGATAGCAAATAACCACGATTGCAACACAAGTTCCTACCTGTGAAAAATCCATCATTCCTTACCTCCGTTCTTTAATCTTATTTCTTTTATTTCTTCATACATTTTAGTTGCCATTCCATTTCCACCAAGCGCATGATAAGCATTATACATCTCAACAAAGTTTTCATACGCATAGCTTGGAATTTCTCCCAACTTCATGTACTTATCGTGATACTCAATAAGTTGCACACGCAAAAGAAGCATTGTTCCCTTGCTGTTCGCATCCCTATCTTTCTTTTGCTGCTTTAGGAGCCAGACGATGTAGCCTAATAAAATAGGCAGAACAATCGTATACGTCTGTAATAAAAATTCTTTCACTTCATATCTCCTAACTGTTTATTTTTTGGCACACAGCCCACCACCCTTAAAGTGTGCCGCCTGCAACCTTATTACCGGAATCAGTAATATGGTCACGCACAATCTTCTTTTAATTACAATACCTTTGCAAATGGAAATACGCCAACAAACAGATCCTCACGGTCTCTCCATTTTCTCGACACTCCATTCTCTGAATAGCTTGCCATGAAGTCTTCACCGGCTTGCGATCTGTCATACACGACAAGATTAACCACAACGGACTGAAATTGTTTCATATCCGCAGCAATCTTCTCTTCCGTGTAGCTTTCCGGGTACATTCTTTTTGCTCTGATGTCGGCTTCTGCTTGACTGATAAGTTGTTCCAAAAGTGGATTTTCTTCCAAATGGTCAAACACGACCTCGGAGCTTTCAGAATCAATATGAAATTGTTTCAGACGGATTTTTACTTGCTCCAAAGTCGTATATTCTGCCATGTGCTACCTCTTAAAGTTCAAACTTTTCAATCAGAATCTTTTTCAGTTCCGCACCGCTGATTTCTTCCGCACCTGAGACACCGTGTTCTGCGGCTAACTTCTGCAAGTCTGCCGTAGACATACGGTTGATTTCCTTCTTAGTATATGCGGTTTCCTCCGGGATTTCTTCTTTTACTTCGGTGACGGTTTCCTCCGGGATTTCTTCTCCCGGAAGATACCATTTGCCTTTGTATTTGACTTTGTAATCAAATTTCATCCGGCGCACCTCCTTAGTAGCACTTAATTACATAGGTGCTATCCATTCTCTCGTAGGAAGGCAGTACGATTTCTGATACTGTAGTCTTGGTTTGTACGGGATCCTCTGTTACGCTGACAGCAACAGCAACACCAGTATTCACAAGTCTTACATCTGCGGCAGGATTACCCATGAGTGTACGCTCTTCGGGAGTAGTGCCGTACCATGTGCTACCCAGTGCACCATTAGGAATAAGGGTCGCAAATCCATCAGGATAAAACTTATGAGCAGTTCCGCTTTCATCCTTGTACTGCTTAGTGTATACAATGATGCTAATGCCAAGTTCGGTAGAGAAAAGTTCCTTTACTCTCGCATCGGTCATAAATACATTTGCGGTTGTATTCTGTGCAAGAACAGCACTCTTGATCTTTTTGTTCTGTTTTAAGTAGTTCATGGTCTTCTTAGAGACAATCATGATGGAAGGTCTCTCGCCAGTAGCTTCTTCTACGGCATCAATGGCTACGGAAACATCATCCATAGGATCAGAGTTCTCGGTATCAGACCACTTATCGGTCGTAGTTGTAAGTTCTGCAAAGTTGTTGGCTTTGTAGGTTCCGTTAGGGTCATAGTTATAAGCGTAGGTTACACCGTCAGCCTGAATGGAAATCTTAGGAGATCCGTCACTGGGTGCAAGCAGCTGCATAATCATACGTTCAGGAACTACATCAGCACCTTCCACAAGAGTATTTGCATCATCAAAAATTCTGCTTAATACTTCTGCTGCGTAAGGGTCTGTGCTGTCCTTAATACGCATGATTTCCTGTTCGTCCTGTTCTTTGATAATCATAGATTCACGGAAGAATGCCATTTCTGTCTCTTGCATCTTGAATCCTTCACGGCTTCTGATAGTGGAAACTGCATCAAAATTAGATGCTTTCAGGGTAACAGGAAGTCCATTAGAAGTCTTAATCCACTTCAAATCCAGTCCCATTTTCTTCTTGGCGGGGAATAAGCCGGAACCAAGATATGCAATTTTATTACTTGCAACTTCTGTATGCACAAGTGCGATTGCTTTCGCATTGTAGGCATCTCTAATGTTCATTATTTCCTCACTTTCTACCGCTATCTTTCAGCGGTCAGCGGCTACATCTGTCTGTAGTCGGTTTCAGTTATTCAAATACAATCAGTGATAATCCTGTCTTTACACCATCGGCAATGGTAATACCTGCATTTGCGTTAGCATTTGCTTCATTTACACAGGCAAAAGCCTTAATGATAGTTCCGTTGGGGTTGCTATCGTAAACATCGTTAAGCAAAATACCTACTGCTGCATCATCGGTGCTTCCGCCATTTACTTTCTTTCCTGTCGCACTAATAGGATTACCAGCCTTGCACACACCATTAGTGAAAGCACTTGCATCCAGTTTAATAGGAACAAATAATTCACCGCCCAGCTTTCTCTTAAGAATTTCTAACTGGGTAGTTACACTTGTTTCAGAGAATTTCATTTTGTGTACCTCCTTATAAGTACTGGCTAACTACAGCTTCGGCTTCTTTGTTTGTTCCAGCTAAAGTCTTGCCAATCTTTTCAGCCGCTTTTTCGGCTTCTGTTTTTTTGTCATCTTTTCCACCGCCAGCAATTCCACCTCCAGGATTAGTAGATCCGTTTGCAATCTCCTGCTCCTTGGCTTGTGCCGCAGCAGTCTCTTTATCAGAGATAATTTTTCCGAGAACATCAAAATCAAAACTGCCGTCATCCTTTACAACCTGTGCCGCCTGTTCTGATGTGATTTTGAATTTGTCAGCCGCACTTGTACGCTGAGTTGCTAAAGTCTGTGCTTTTTCCAACTCTGCGATACGATTATTTGCTTCCTCTAACTGCTTCGCTGCCTTTTCCTGTTCGGAAAGATTTTGGTCTTTCATGGCATTAAACTCTTTTTCAATGCCCTGTAACCGTTCCAGTTCAGCATTGTTTTTGGTTGCCTTGGCATTTGCTGTCTGAACATCTTTGCCGTTTTCGGCAATAACCTTTTCAATCTGTTCATCAGTTAATCCCATTGCCACTAAATCTTCTCTCTTCATAAATTACCTCCGTTATGTCCTACGAATTTTTATACGGTGCAACGACACCGAGTGACATTGCCGATTTGTACGCTCACGGCTTTGCGAATTTTTATAAAATAAAAACAGCTACCTATTTCTAGGCAACTGTCTTATTTTGCATTTGTTTTACAATTTCCTGTGCTTTTGCCATCTGCTCTTCCATGTTGATAATGTCAGCAGTTTTCCACAGAGCATCAAGGTAAGGTTTGGAAAGGTTGAAAGTCTTTTCACAATCTCCCCAAAGTCCAACCGTTTTGATTGCAATAAGAGGATGAATACCACACTGCAGAAGTTGCAGTAATGTCTGCGACTTGGTATACATATTATCTTGTGGACTGTGGTTGATCTGCACATCAAAATCTCTAAGAGTGATTTTCAGATCCTCTTTCTTAATGCGGATAACATTCAGCGCAACCTTGGCCAGTCTCTTCTCTGCTGTCTTAACAACCGGATCCTTAAGCCTTGCTCTTGATTTTGAAAAATCCCATCCGTTTCTCAGCTCAACCGCACCCTGCGTATCACCGCCAGTGTTTCCTTGCTTGTTCGGTATTCCCAAAATTGAAAGTGCGCTGTCTGTTAAATCATCCTTGGAAACCTGTGTCTGCGTTTGGTCAAGTTCCTGTGACATCACATCAACATCAGACTTGTTATCCTTGTTAATGGACTTTACAACCAATGCATGGTTCATTTTCATTTTTTTGAACTGTTCTTCGTCAACTTCACAGTTTACAAATTTGTACCATGCCTGGATAAACTGCTCTATACCATCCATTCTGTTTGACTGTGTATTATTGATTGCATCCAACAGATCTATAACAAGTTCAATATCAGACAACCGCTCATGGTTGTTCGGAAATTCTACAATCGGAATACCACCAAATCCGTGAAGTTTCCATGTATCAGGAACAACCGCACTGTTTTTTATCTTACATTCATAGGATTCCGTGTAGCATAGTTTGTACCACTCGCCGTTTTCATCTTTTAATTCCTGTACCGCCAAAATCGGTTCTTCGGAACTGCGGTTGTAAATGACAAACGTGTTCAGAGGATTAGGTGCAACCACACGGATAGGCACATCTCCATTCACAATCTGTATAGCTTTGAATGATGTTCCGGTTGCCGACTGCCACTCACCAGCTTTTATGTCTTTCTCATGCTTATTTGCATCTGCTAAGTAATCATTCAGTTCATCTACTGCCTTATTTACAGCTTCATCATCTTTTCTGCTGACAAACTGAATAGGCTCTCCGTAAGTCTGACCGACCTTGAACTGTACCCACTCATAAGCATGATTCTCAACGATTTTGTTCGTTATATCCTCATTTGACAGCTTTGTTCTGTACAGTACCGGCTGATCTCCTTTGTAGTACTCCCACAAGTACTTGATAACTGACTTATTGTAATTAAAAACACCGATGCAATCACCAATAACCTTTACAATGTTGTCTGCGGTTATCTGCTCTACATCCGTATATGCAATTTTTCTACCGTGACAACCCTTTACAAGGTCTTGAAATTTCATAGTGTTCATATTTTCACCTACATAAATGTAATTCCGCTGCTCTGGTCTCTTTTGGGAAGTTTCTTGATCTCACGTTCTCCGGTCTCCGTATGGTAAACAACCATCTTATCGCAATTCCGGCACTTATATGTCTTGTCAATGTGCGATTTTGAACTGCATTCACCGACTAACCGTCCGCATCCCGGACAGTACACTCTAATTTTTTGATTAAAAATCATAAATACCTCTTTTCTGCGCACAAAAATACCGCCCTTGCTGATAAGAGCGGTACTTCTGTAGTCTTCACATGATCTGAGGAGGAAATGAAAAATATCTTGGAATCTTTCTGCATCTTAATAGTATCACGGAAAAATCGGACATATCGGACAAGTTTAATTTGCCATGTAACGATCGAATGCTTTTCTTACGCTATCCTCTGTGTTTCCACCACCGATTCTATCAGCAACCTTGTTCCATGATAATTTTTCAATAAATCGTAAATTTATGATTCGTCTTATACGACTGTCCTGAACGCTTGCAATAAATTCTTCGACTTCATTATTTTTTTGCAGTAAATCGTCCTCTAAAAGCTGTAAAGTGGCTTTTCTTGAATAAAGTAACGTTCGTTTTCTGCTGTACTCTGGATAAGGAAATCCTTCAATACGAAAATGTTCAGTGCCGCCGCATCCACCTGATACGCTGTCAACAACATTCCCATCCGATTCAATTTTTCTGATATCCGATTCAAGTTTTTTAATCTTCTGCTGTACTTCTTTGATTTCTTCCTGTAAATCTATGTATTGAGATAAAACCTCTTTAGTCACCATAATCAATACCTCCGTCCGAAAGAGAATGGGTTTTGAATTGCTTCTACTTTTGCTACCCTGTTTCCGTTTGTAATTCGCAATGCAAAGTTTGAAAATACATCAGGCACATCATCTAACTGTTTTTTTCCTGAAACAGAATACCTTTTCAGTAACGACATCATTACACCGTATGGTTCGTTAGGCTTATACAATGATGGATCTTTGAATATTACGTGTTGTAAAATCCAGTTAGAGCACTGGAAAATTCTTGCTTCTTTGTTTGTCTCTGTCGGTGTGTCTGTGATGTTGCATATCCATCCTTTACTCTCTACACGCTTATTTACTTCCATTGCCACACGGTCACCGCCGGCATTACGCTCAAATTCGCACTCTTGCACTTTATTATTAACAAGTACATTTGCAGCATTTTCATACTGCATCTCATAATCTGCAGTATTGTCACAAACAGCATCCACGCAGTAATAATCTTCTCCATACTTTTGCAATACCGGAAGAACAAAAAAGTCGGTTCCTTTTCCCTTGGTATCGCATTGCCCGGTAATAATTTCCGGTTCCCCATGTGGCAGATTAAGATAACGTCTGATTTTTTCTTCCGGAAATAACAATCCCTCACGTTCAATAGGCTCTTGCTTGTAAAGACACCTATAAGAGATTTCATCCATGAGTAATTGTTGATCTTCAAAAAAAGCAACCGTAAATCCGGAAAATTCGTAGTCAAAATTGCTTAATCCTGTTTTTGGGTCAATATCCGGCACTGCAATTACTTTTACTCTCGGATTCCCTTCATACATATTTTGGATCCGACCGATTACATCATTTACGCTCCACCTGGTAGCAATATGGATTTCTTTGCAATTCTTTCCGTCAGTATCTTGTGTTTTTCTTTGTCTTGCATCTACCGCATACTTGTCCCACAGTTTATCCAAAATTATAGGATTCATAGCTTCTTCAATGCCACCGATCATGTCATCTACGAACAAAAACTTAGATGCACGTACTTTACCAGCGTTTTTACTTCCTACGGATGTGCACTGAACAGATGGAAATGGTTTATATTTGCCGATGTTAAACTGTTCCATTTTTGCGTTAGTACTGGTAACGGAAAGATTTGGGAAGATTTCATTCCAAGTGTACTCGTCAGAATTTGTACAAATATCGTACACACCGTCATAGTACATACGTGTAATATCTCCACTGTGGGAGTAAAAAAGGTTGAAATCTCTCGGAAACCATCCTGCTACCAACGCATTCAGCATTTTCTCGACCGTGGTTTTTCCAGCACCTGGGATAAGAGACACGCATAGAATGTCGTATTTATCATCAATCATGCCTTGAATGGCATCCATGAGACCGATTTTAAGAAATTGCTTTCTACGTGGCATATAGAACCGCTCTCTAGGTTCTCTTTTCTTTTCCAAGTATCTGTAGGCACTGTCCACAACCTTATTTTGTGCTTCTAGTAGAAGAACATCGTACAACTTATCTGTCAGAGAATAGTGCGTCTTGTTCGCAAAGGAATACTTTTCCAAATCCCATATGGTTCCTCCAGTTCTTTCCATACAGAAACGCTCTACAATGCCTTTAGAACGATTTGTTATCTGTAAGCCATAAGTTATATCCTTTTCACCGTTTATAGCCACTCTGCAGGCTTCTATGTACGCATCAATGACCTGTTCATCAATTCCCTTGCGCTGTATGTAATTGTCATAGCTGTTTACTGCCGATATAAGGCTCTGACTTGCCAATATAAAAAAGCCTCCTTTCCTTACATTTTGGAAATTTGGCTCTCTGCGTAGGCACTCTACGACTGGTGCTCTAGAAAATATTCTATTTGCTATGCTAAGCAGTCCAAAACACAACATAACACATATGGTTTGTGTCAAATGTTATACTAATAATTTGTTCTGCACTCTTTAATTCTTCCCAATCCTGGTCATTTTGCAAAATGGCTTGATTTATATCATTAAGGTTTTTGCAATATTGCCATTTCACCAACTTTGCTTGATTCATAAATTATTTCACCACAATTCTATTGATTTCCCCACATTTTGGGCATTTGATTTCAGCCTGTCCGTTGAATTTGCCTAAAAGGCGGTTGCATTTTCTACAACGATGTTCGGACAGTTTTACATAAAAACATTTTTTCAAAGCTTCCTCGTCTTCCTTTGTATCTGCCACGACAATCGGGTCTTCTCCCAGTGTTGTACATTCAATTTTTACATTTTCAATATTCCCGATGTTTTTAGGTGTGACCTGTCGAAACGCATCACGTTCTATGCTCTCAATTACTGCCGTCATACTCATTTTTTCATCCACCTACTTTCATATCAAGCATATATAATATTTCCTGTTCGGATACTTCTTTTGCTCCTTCTCTAACATGAAACAGTATTTCCATTAGTTGTTGATTATCTTTATCCGTCATTCTGTTTTTATCAATTGTTTCATCGATGCAGTAATATAAACAATTCCCATATCCAACACCTAAACGACTTCCATAAAATGATTTTCCAACAATATCATAATTTTCAGTTTTTAAAATATCGTGCTGATAATCTAAATCGCACCACTTTTTATTATCTTCCAGTTTCTTTTGAAGATATTTTAAGAAATCTACTACTCTTTCTTCTCTATCACTGATGTATAATATCGTGTCTTTCATTTTATTTCACAATCCTTCTGCTTTCTTCCATCACTTTACAGTTCCTTGCAAAATCTCTTTCAATAAAACTTTGCGGTATTCTTCCAAAATTTTCCAAAGCGTACTTATCTACCGCTTCTTTTGAAACATCTATACCAAAATTTCGTAATGATTCTGTTTGTGGTTGATAATCTTTCAATCCATTCATCCTCATATCCTCCGTAACCCATGCAGACGGAATCGAACCGCCGACACACATCCTATGCGGATGCTGTTCTACCACTGAAGCTATACATGGGAATCGCACCGTAAAACCTTTTATGGCTTGCGCTTGCCATAACCAAAGATGCATCGCCTACTTGTCACTGACCATCCACAATCTCACAGTCTTGTCTGTTCTCTACTTCATAGGCTTGGTTTTCGCTAAACATATGTGGCTTACGTTTTAGCTAGGGAATAGTTGCCGTGGGAGTTGAACCCACCCGACCCAAACAAGGTACGACTACTTTTGAATCTGCAAATTCTACTCGCAGAAGTGTTTTTCGTTGACCGATAATGAGCAACTACTATCCATACATCTCCCATCGACCTGAACTATTGCAGTAGTGCCAGACTAAGTGGAGATAAAGATAAAGTTGGGATGATGGGACTTGAACCCACAGCCTATGCCTTAGAAGGACACTGCTCTTTCCATTTGCGCTACATCCCAGTGATCGGTACGAGATTCGAACTCGCGTTACCACCGTGAAAGGGTGGTGTCTTACCACTTGACTAACCGATCATGTGCGTTTCCATAAGCTGTATGCCTACATTTAAGGCGCTGACACAGCGCAACACTTATAGCTATTTTTATTTTCGCAGGGCATCCGCCAGTTACCTGCTAGCCGGTTGCGATCCGACATCGTGGGGAAAGAAGGAGTCGAACCTTCGATGTTTCTAATGTCACGGTTTTACAGACCGCTGCAATCGCCACTATGCGCATTTCCCCAAAACCTGTGCCGTATAACCACGACTAAACTTCTGGCACACCTATCTGCTACCTACCGATTATTGCAATCACGGTATCGTCTTATCGACGCAGATAAAGTTTTTCACCGCTATATGGTTGCAATGCTTCAAGCGGTTACGTGGAAAACCCTCACGAGCCTTGCGACGGCTCTTAACAGCATTCCGCTATGAGGGGAAAGGAGTGTCTCCAATGGAAAAGTATGGAAGACAATTCGCAGATGGCAAAGACCGAAAGAAGAAAACATCTGCGAAACAGGACTACCAGGATTCGGACCTGGGAATGCAGCAGTCAAAGTGCTGTGCCTTACCGCTTGGCGATAGCCCTAAACTCCGGGAGAGAGACCATCTGCTCCCGGATTATTTTTGTGAAACACCCTATCTTTATCTAAAAAAAATTGTCACGCCTGTGTACGGTACTTTGAAAAACTTTGTGTTGTCAAACGCATTATTCCATTTTTCGTTTCCCACACACAGGCTACATACACTCTTGATGCCTTGATTTCTCTGCCACATATCCAATGCCAACACAACACCGGATATTCGGCAATAACAATGGCTTTATGAATTTAACCCATTCAAAATTGTGATATGGGATAATTCGCATAATCTCCGGTAACCACATAGGCTATACCCACGCGAAAGTTATTCCAAATGCAAGGAACATTGCGAACGCAAATAAAATAACTCCGTCTGATGCTGTTTTCTGTTTTGGAGCATACCATAAAGCAGATATTGCTAAAACTGTCAATACCAACGTTGTCATTATTTTTAAAATCATGAATCCAAGCATTTTTTCTTCGTCCTTCCTTCAATTTCATCGATCATTGCCATTACCAGTGCTTTAGCAAACTGGCTATTGTTATGTATTTTAATCAGCAAATTGCCCTGCCGGATAAGATACGACCAGTCATCATCCGTTTTCGGATTAGCGCACTCTTTATGAATTTTCCAAACCTCTGTGTATATCTCTTTAATCTCCGGTGGCAATTCACATTTCTCCTTAACTGGCAAATCTTCTTTAGGATCTTTATCAAGTCTTCTCTTTTGGTGCTCCATCTGACAGCTAACCATTTCCGTAACGTTCTCACGGTCTCTCTTAATTCCGTGACCTTGCAGAAATAATTCGCATTGCAGCACTTCACCGCATTTTGAACATTCGTCTTTTATATCTTTCCCGTAAATCTGCATACGCTTAATCTCTACCAGTGACTACTGCTCTTAAAAATACTCCGATGATGAACAGGATATATACCCATGCAGGAGCTTGTAATTGAACCAGTATCCATGCTAAAACTATGTAAATGAAAATCATTACACATCACCCTCTTCCCTATGGTTTGCCCGATCAATGTCAAATCCTTCCGGGTAACGTGCCTTAAGCTTATCTACATTCATCTGCATGATTTCTTCCAAATTCCAACCAAAGGATTCACACAACATTGCCAAGTACCAGCAAATATCCCCGGCTTCTTTCTTAGCATGGTCAATATCAAGTTCCTTTTCATGGAACACCCACTTCTTCACCATGTCGTTGAACTCGCCAACCTCTCCGGATAAGCCCAAGCAAGCATTTAATATGCCACCGAAATCTGAATTTCGTATATCTGCATTCGGTTCAGAGCAGTGTTTATCAAGATGAAAAATTTCCATAGCATTTCTTAATCTGTCTGTTGCATTGCCATCATTTGTTCTCATTGCTAATTTCTGATATTCTCTTCCGGTCATTGTTTTTTCTCCTATACACCCTTTTTATTTTTGAGGAAATTTGAGGGACTAAATAGGGGCTGTTCGCTAGTCCTGTCAGACCCCCTCCCCCCGGTGTGCTATGCGGCATTTCAACTATGCGTTAAACTAATCTTTCACGCAATCTTTATTGACACGTCCTTAACTATCCCATATTTCCGCACGTTTCAGTAGTTGTTGCTACTCATTCGCATCTGCTGTATTATCTCCATACGCTCCGGAATCGGTCAACATTGATATATTTTGTCCATTTGCACCGCCTAACTGTGGCAGATCTGAAGCGGTCAAGGCCTGCTTGTGGTTCTGCTGCTCTCTCGATACTCCCTGAAGGTTCCAACCGTAGTGACGATTTAGAATTGCTAGGATCCCTACCGGGTTGCGCTTTGCTGTGGCAAGTTTTGCGCTTAAAGACTCTTCACGAAAATCCGATATCTTTTTGCCGATGTCAGAACACGATGGACTTAATTTAGTCCCCTCATCTCTCCATGTAGCTATCGTATATCTGTCTATACCTGTTAATAAACTAAATCCTATGGCTGATACCTCTTTGTCATACATCATACACATATATATATAATAATCACATATACGATTAACCAAATCATAGTTATAAGCATTATAGTTACTTACTCCACCGGTAAATGATCCAGTAGTATTTACAAGGGATTTAGACTTAAGACAGTCAGGCTCATTAAATGCATGGCGTTTGATATACATAAGAGCAGCATTCCAAACGCTTTGAGACTCTTGTCTTATATCCTCTATTTTCTGATCCTTGCAGAACTGGGAAAGGTATAACTCCATGTCATTATCATATACCTGGGATGTTTCTGTATTTTCAACTTTTTCCATTTCTGCACCTCCTAAAAATCTGCAATAAAAAAATCACTAATCCTCACTTAATAGACCCATGTTTTTTATCTCCTCCACAGATCAGGTAAAAACATAAATCTAAAAAAGTGACAAGCTAGTGACTTCTTGTCGTTTCCGGTCTGCCGGCTCCGGTGGTCTTGGTTACAATCTGGGCGGCTGCGTATCCAGAGGGGGTTGGATTTGCTCCGCTGTCACTCGCACCGTGTTAACGTCGGCTCCCTAACTGCTTTTATCATACCATAAGTGCTATTTATAAATCTACAACAACCTTTTACGCATTTGACGATTTGTTATTGTGGTATGTCTGCCGGTGATCCTGAGCAAATAAAAATCATGCGATTAAAAAATATCATCCGTGTAAATTTGACAAATGGGATTTTTTGACAGACAGACAGGTAATTTTTGCAGATGGGTACATGGTGGCAGCTGGTCGGCTCTAGTATTTATATATACTTGGTTATACAATGTCTTTCTGCACTTATTTATTTTTATTTTATCTAACCTTTATTTTATCTAATCTCCTTTTATTTAATCTGCGTCTACAAAATGTCTACAATTTGTCTACAAAATTTAGTACGTTAAAATATCGCAGTGAAAATAGATCAAGAAAAGCAGGCTATTACACCTGCTTAAAATATTTGACAATATGGGTATTGTGTGCTATGATTTTAACAGTCTCACAGCGTAGATGGTCGCTGCGATGGTTCCGCTGCCGATTCTGGCGGGGCAAGGGTTGAAATAATTATGTTTCTTGTAAAACAATTATGTTTTTATTTGTTTTGCAATGTCTTCCGGTGTGGATGGATGCCGGAAGATCTTCCCACAAATTCCGGGAGGATAAAGGATTGAAATAATTGTAATTTTTGCAATTACGCAGAAAAGAGAGAGGTTTTATCCTCTCTCTTACTGTTTAATCTCTATTATCGTTCTTTCCTTCTCCGTAACAATCATAAAAAGCATCTATAAGCCGTCCGAGCTGGTCCGGTGTAAGCTGGTCTTTAATGTCATCCGGAATCCTATCATAATTTGCAAAAAATGTATGCTCACATCTACCTATTCTTGACGCTTTTTTTGCCTGCTCCACTTTATATATTTGTCCAAGTTCTTCATTTGTGATTATTCCATTTTTTACAGCTTTCCGGCCTTCTGTTGTTAAAACCTTCATTGCTTCGTCTTTTCTTACTGTTCCGATTCCGTTAATTCTCATAATTTTCCACCTTTTACCCTTTCTTTTATGCTATTTGTTTACTTGTTCTTCTGATCCGTTCCGCTCTCGCTGTGATCCGGTCAATTAACGCCCTGTCACCGTATACGGTTTTGTTGGCCAATAACTCCGGATCCGTCATGCTCTCCAGTGCTTGGAGCGTTTCCGCTTGCACTGTTTCCAGTGCTTGGAGTTCTGCCCGGTTAAATTCTTTTAGCCGTTCTGATTCGGTATTTTCCAGTTGATCCAGGTAGTACTGGAAGAATTGCCGGACGTTTGAGCGGATCCGGGCGGCTTTCTTTTCTGTTATCTGCTCCGGTGTTCCTTTCATTTCGTTCGCTCCTTTCGTTTGTTTGTATCTTGATTATATATCATGATATATAACATGTCAATAGATTATTGCAATTATTTATTGATATTTTTTAAAAATTCCTCAGCGTCTACAACTTGCGGTTGTTCCGATGCTTTCCGCTCTGCTCTCCTCTGCTCTTGGAGTTGGTGCAATCTTTCGTTTGCTTGCATCAATGCAACCTTTTCTTCTACCTCTGTACGCTCCGCATTTGCCTTTTCTGCGGTCTTTTCCGGCTCTTTCGGTAAATTCTCCGCTTGGCTCTCCAAACTGTCTAAATAAGCCAATACAGCCGATACAGCTATATCATTTATATTTATGTCTGATTCTGCTGCTCTGTCCTTTGTGCCTTTTGGTAATCTGATTTGTACAAGATCAAATTTACTGCGGTAATTGTTAATTGCTTTGCGTGTGTAATCTGCTGTCCTTGCCATCTGCAAAACCTCCTTATATAAATTGTTTTATCATATTATATAACACTTTATATATAAATGCAATATAATTGTATATATATCATATTATATAATTTTTATATAAACTTTTATATAAAATGTATTGACACATGATATATAACATGATATAGTTATCTCAACAAATAAATAAAGCCGGTGACCACCTACCAAGCGAACACCGGCACCCAAAAAAGAAAGGCACCCATATTATAACACGGGTGAAAAGGTAAAGCAATATGAGAAAAGCAACTTTAGAAAACATGATCGCAAGATTAAACGCAATGAAGGGATTTGAAAAACCGGAATGGAATACAGTAGGAAGTTATAGACTTTATAAAGATGCTGCTGGCTATGCAGTGCAGATGGTAGGAAACACATCCGGAGGAATTAATACCGTCGGGAACTCTTACGGAATGACAGCAAGCGAATGTTATTATTTTATCGCTGGAATGATTGCGTGCAATGAATAAGTTCCGGAGGTGAAAAATGGAGAATTTTATATTACTAATTTTTGCAACGCTTGCCGGGTATGTGCTCCGGTATTATAAAGAGTTTAGCAAGTAAGACAGGCTTACACCGGGGATCATGTCCCGGCTTGCTTTTACCCGGAAACGGGAAAAATTGAAAATGTGGAGGAACAAGAAAATGAAAATTATAGAAATTTCGGCAATGCCTGACGGCACAGAAATACAACTAGAGGATTGGCACGACAAAAACACAAAAGATTATAATGATTTATACGGTTATGTAATAGGTGTATATCCAGTTGCTAAAAATTCCGGTCGTTTTGGTTGGGTAAAATCCGGAGAAAAATTTAGAATATCAATTAA